AAGCAAGCGCGGGGAAGCTTCGCGCAGTTTATGGCACATTGCTTGCGTCTCCAGTTGTTTGCGGTCTCCGCCTAGCTCGTCTCGTTTGACGAGCTAGGCGGAGACCCCGCCCGCATTCTAGCGGGCGGAGACCTACTCCGCCGCTATTCGGAAACGTTGCAAGCGCGCAGGAAGCGCGCCCGATCAAAGCGCGAATTCTGCGCTTTGCAAACCGCGCACATTGCGAGCGCCGCAACGCGCCGCGCCGTATCATCCTGGATAGTGGCAATTTCGGCCGCAATCGCGATAAAGTGTTTTCTCGACATTGTTAGCGTCTCCAGTTGTGAAGCTTGGCGGGTCTCGTCTCGACAATCAATACTAGGTCAATGCTGACGAGACGCAAGCAATCCGGCGCGGATTGTGGGAAATACTTGCGCGCCCATTGCTTGCGCGGTCTCCAGTGCGGCGCGTTTGCTCGTTTCAAAGCAATCGGCGCTTTCCAGGCGCGCGCCGTTCGCGCCGTAAACCTTTACCCGATATTCGGTCTCGCCTAGCGTTTTCCGAATTGTGGCGAACAATTGCGCGGCGGGCGCGCTGGCCAGAATTTGCTCTAGTTCGGTTTGCGTCAATTCAAACGCGCTCATTTGTTGCGTCTCCAGTTGTGACGAGCTAGGCGGAGACGGTCTCCGCCCGCCCTAGATAAACTCAACGCGCAGCAATTGCCCACTAGGCAAATTGAATTCCACAAATTGCGGGCGGAATGCCAGTAAATCGGCAAGCGCCCATCCGCTATAGCGTTTGCTTGCGCCCATCCGCCGCAATTCCAGGCGGAGACCCCGCAAACCGTTGCGCGTCAATTGGAATTTGTGGAACATTGCTTGCGGTCTCCCTTTACACTCAATACTAGGTCAATGCTGACGAGACGCAAGCGCCCGCCGCTAGAATTCGGCCGCTATCCAGGCGGAGACCGTCTCCGCCGCTAGTCGCCTGGAGACGATAGGCGGAGACCCCGCCCGCTAGTCGCCTAGTCGCCTAGTCGCCTGGAGACGGTCTCCGCCCGCCTGGAGACCCCGCCCGCTAGGTCTCCGCCCGCCTGGATAGCGGCGGAGTAGGTCTCCGCCCGCCCAGTATCCCCGCGCCCTAGTAGGTGGAATGACAGGGGAGTAATTGCCACATTGACGCAAACCATTGCCACATATAGACTTACGTCGATCCGATTATAATGAACGTCCTGATCGCCCTATTTATTCTATATGTAAGCGATGTATCATGTACGTGGGTGATAGATAGATAGATAGAATGAATCAATTTTAATTAAGAGTGGGAGACTGCCGCGTCTCACGGTTATAACGCCCGCTCGCGGGGTTAGAGTGTAACCCGGAGGCTGCATAATCGTCACAACCGGAACAACCCGGAGAATCGCTACCACCAGGGCGACCCCTACACGTGGGCGATCCCTACAATCGGTGCCACCCCTACCACCGTACCATAGGCGGAGACCCGCCCGCCTGGAGACGGTCTCCGCCTGGATTGCTTGACGGATACGCGCCCCCATAGGGCGCATTGTGGCCAATATCCAGGCGGAGACCCGCCCGCCTAGCTCGTCAGCATGCGAGGGAAGACGAGACGCAAACCCTTGCCACATATAGGTTTGCGTCAGCATGCGATACGTTGCGGGGTATCATCTCGCCTAGCTAGTTTGCCTAGCTCATCTCGTCTCGTCTCGTCAGCATTGATGCACAACAAAGCAGACGAGACGAGCACAGAAAGGTGGGGTTGTAGTGGTGATCCTGATTGTGAGGTAGCGGAGATACCGGGTGGGGTCAAATGTGCCGAAGAACCGGATTGTGGGGGTTGCGCGGCCTCCCGGCCCTTCTGAGCATGTTTGGGGTCCGCGCCAAGGTACTGCCGCGTCAATTGGCAGGGGATCGAGCCATCGCCGCGCCTCGCGGGCGGCGCGGCCGGCGGCCGATGAGGGAAGAGGCGACGGCCGGCGGCCGGGGTTACCCGACTCGTAGTTCGGTGCGTCTGTCGGCCGTCGCCCTTTCCTTCCAGGCGGCCAGGCGTCTAAGATGCCGATATGACCGCCCTCGTCTTCTCGCTGATTCGCATCGCTCTCCTCTCCGGGAGCATCGTTTGTTTCTATCTGCTGTGGCGGTCGAACCGCAGCCTGCGAGCACAACTGGACCGCGCGACGTGGGCGCTCCGCATGAAGGCCAACTCCGACCTTGAACTTGAACTGGCGCTCCGCGTCATTGCCAGTGGTGACAAGGAAGCGATTGCCTTGCTCCGAGAGGCGGCGGACAGGACGCGCGAAGAGATGCGGCTAAAGTATGGGGACCAGAACATTGCCGCTGATCTGGTTCGGGAGGGGAGAGGCGGATGAGTTGGTTGAAAGAGAATGGCCGCTACCACCTGACGTTCACCTTCCAAGGACGCCAGGTCACGATCATCTTCGACGCCGGTGGGTATTCGGTCCAATGACCTTCGTCTTCACCGACACACTTTCTGAGGGCGAAGTTCCATTCGCCATCAACATCATGGGCACCTGGCCGGATGGGATGCCCTTCGCAACACGCTACCTCGTGCTGCGAGAAGAGTGCGTTGTCTGCGGCCGAGCAGCCCCGCTCACAGACGGCGAATGTCCTGACTGCTGCCACTGATGAACGATGACCTAGCCAACCTCGAAGGATTCTTCACCCGCCTGGAGGCGGAGGTAGCAAAGCATCCAACTCTGAACGATAAGCGCAACTTCATTCTCGACGATCAGAACCGAGTCGTGCCGGCCACGATGGTGGAGCACATGCGTTTCATGGCTCAGTGTGAGTTCGGTGGCAGGAACCGCGTTGTAGCGAAGACCGAAGTCAAAGGCATCCAGGTCTCCACAATGTTCCTGGGATACGGGAAACAGTGCATCTTCGAGACGATGATCTCCGGCGGCCAGGTGGGCGAGAAGTTCTATCAGTGGAAGACGTGGCAGACGGCCGAGGTCGGCCACATGCAGGTTCGTCACATGATCGACGTGGGTGAAATCAAATGAGCATCTACAACATGGTCTGCGGGAACAACCCGCTCTTCGGACTCTACGCCCGCATCATCGAGACAGCCGAGAAGCTCCCGCCGATCCCGCGCTTCCGGGATATGTACACGCGGGAGCACGGCGGCACCGTCCAGATCGTGCTCTACACGCGGACGGGTGGCGGCAATCGCCCTGAGTACCACGGCGAGAACGAAGCGATCACGCGGCATGCGCTCTACGTGGAGAACTTCGACGATGACTTTGACACGACCTTCGCGCACTGGGTCTTCACGTGCCCGCCGGCTTTCGAGAACCGGATGCTAGCGATGCACAAAATCTTCTCAAAGCACCCGAAGGGGATGACGCCGAGGCAGAAGTTCAAGCTGGCGATGGGTGAAGCCGAGGCACCGGAGTTTGATTCACGCGCGGTGGATGCCGTGCAAGAGCTTGGCGCACTGATGATGGATCAGCTACCCGCCCCATCGACGTTGGAGATCGCCTTGAGCGAGAGCACCCGACTTGGCGTGCCAAAGTAATCTTGACCGGCCGGGGGATGGCGGGCATACTCCCTCCCCATGCCCCCAAGCCACCCATACCCCACGCATCCCGATCACCAGTTGCTATGGAGCAACGAGGTTCAGGTCGGCGACATCATCGTCTGCGGCGACCATCGCTTCCCGGTGCTCCGCATCGAGCAAGGCTGGACGACGGAGAAGTTCATCATTGATGTCCAGGGTGTGGAGACTCCGCACGACACCAGCCTCCAGGCGTTCGGCCGCTTCGAGGTCTGCCGGAACATCACATGCAAAGCCTGCCAGCGTGGAGTCCCATGTTACCCTTGATCCAGCGGTGCCCGCTCTGCGCGGAGAAGCACGATGACAAGATCATTGTCGGCGGCACGAGCGAACAGCGGACGTGCCCAGAGTGCGGACGCCAGGTCCATCTGCTGGAGCTTCAAACGATGCAGTCTCGCGTTCAAGAATTTTCTCTGGCCCGGTGAAGCATGGACCCGCCGCGTCAATTCTCAGGGGGTACATTCGACGCCATAATCATTGGCGCGATCTTCCTCGCGGTCTGCTACGCGATTGTCTGGCCGGGCACGCGGACCCTGATTGCCTATTACCGTTGCAAGTTCTTCCACGAGCACGCGACAGAGTGGACGAACTCGGACGGTCATCATTTTCGTTGTTCATGCGGAAAGGAATGGGACACGTGAGCGTTGCCAAAGTATCAGGAGCAAAGCGGAAAGCCTTCAAGGGCTTCGTGGGGAAGTTCCTCGCAAAAGCCCGTGCTGCTATAAGGCCGTTGAAGCACCGCACGTCGCGGCGCAAAGAGACCCACGAGGAAGGAATCGAGCGGACCCGCCAGTTGGAGATCGCGCAGGCTCGCTTCGATGCCATTAGGGAGATTCACGCAAAGCTATGATTCACGCACGATCCGACTACAACCGTATCCAAGACACCGCAAACCTGATCCCGGCGGATGAACCCGTGTTCCTTGTCCGAGGACAAGACGTGCTCGGCGCGGAGACGATCCGCTACTGGGCACGCCGCAATCAAGAGATTGGTGGCGACTCGATCCTTACGATGAAGGCGCTCCAACATGCAGATCGGATGGACGCCTGGCCCAAGAAGAAGAAAGCGGACCTATGATTGGCGACCGAGAGACAAACATCCTGATGAATGCAGCAGCAGCCGGCAAGATTAGGGATACGGATGGTGAGCGTATCTTGTCCATTTTTCGCGAAGGCGTTCAGCAACGTCTGACGCGCATTCGCTTGGATGAGATTCGGGTTCGCCGCCGGTCCACAAATCGAGACGAGATTACAAGATTGAAGCTGCTCGAAGAGGCGCGGATACTCAAAGCCGATGTTTCTGTCTTCCTCGGAGAAATCGACCGTAGAATGACGCAGATTCTATGCTCCAGGGAGATACAATGAGCTTCGTGGACGCCGGCCAGCAAGTGGCCAACAACCTCCAGACCGTGCAAGGGCGATTCAAGCTCACCGACGCCCAGATGCTTATCATCTTGGGCGACATGCTGCACATCTGGCTCGACAAACTGACCAAGCCCGAACAGCCAGCGGAGTTCCGCAGCAAGCCAGGTTCCGGGGACACGATGAAGCCATAGCTCAGGGAGGAGCGGATGAAGGGCAAGACTTGGTTCACGGCGGACACGCACTTCGGCCACGACCGGATAATGGAGATGACAGGTCGGCCGTACAAGCACATTGACGAGCACGACCGCGAAGTCATCTACACGATCAACAAATATGTCGCCGAAGAAGACAGGCTCTTCATCCTCGGTGACTTCGCTTGGCGTGCTGCGCAGTCCTACGTGGATCGCATTCGCTGCCCGAACCTGCATCTGATCTGGGGCAATCACGACCGCGCGAACTTTGGCAAAGCATTCAAGACCACCGAGGACGTGACCGAGATCAAGCTTGGTGAGATCAAGGTCTTCCTCTCGCATTACCCGCACTGCTACTGGCCATCGAGTCACTACGGATCACTGCACCTGTACGGCCACCTTCACTCCGAGCGCGAACGGACGCTCGATGAGATTTGGCCGACACGGAGATCAATGGACGTGGGCCTGGACAACATCCGCCGCCTCTTCGGCGAGCTTCGTCCCATCCAAGATGTCGAGATCATCAACCGCCTGATGGCTCGACCTGGCCATGACCCGGTGACGTTCTACCGCGAGCAAGAGCAGAAACGCCTGGCCGAACATCTGAACGTCCCGCCCGCATGGACGGTGCCGGAGTTCTTCGGGGAAGAATTGAAGCCGCCCACGGCGATCCCTGTTGAACGTCAGTGGAAGCGTGCCCTGGATCGCGTGCGCCAGTTCCTCGGTGCCGATCTCCGCAAGTACAGCTACGTGGAATTCCACGCCCTGGCTTGCACACCTGGCCGGCGGCGATTCACGGATCACTCGCGGGCCGAACGGTTCCTCGATCTGCTCAAAGCCGAGCGGAATCATCGTTGCGAAGGCTCGGTCATTCGTTATCGCTCAGACGAGTTGCTTTCTGAGCTTGGCTTGATTACCAATGAGCGATACCGCAGCAGCGAGACGTGGTATTCGTCGGTGCTGCAAGTCACAACGAACGAGCCGGGAGCGACGTGATGGCGAATTGGATGGAGTGGCCTGACGAGAAAGAGCAACTCTGGCAAGAGTGGCTCAAGAACAAGCCACCGATCATCAAGGAACTCGCGGCGAGATTCCCGCCGTACAAATTGTTCCGACTCAAGCCCACAGGGCAACGAGGACCGATTGTCTCGTTGAGCGAAAGCGGTACGGTCACGATGCAGATCACCGGGGACTTCAACCGGGTGATGTTCGCAAAGAATGTGTTCGGTCTAAATCCTGACGATCTCGAAGAGTGTGATCTGCCAGGGCCAGACGAGCTACTCGGCGACGAGTGCGAGGAACGAGGCATTGATCCAGAGAATGTGATTCCGATGATTCGTTCACAGATGATTCTCGATGGGCACCTGCCGATACCGCCGAGGAAACCCAATGACTGACAAAATAGTGCGACATCGCGAGTTCATCGAACTCATGGCTCGCAGCGATGATCCGATTATGATCGACCACCCCGATGACTGCGGTCACTGCGCGAATTTGATTCTGTGGGCCACCGTCGCTCGCGAGATGCTCAAGGCCGAGGATTACGACATCGAGAAGTGGCAGGCGGAAACACGCCGCCGCTGGATGGAAACAAAATACTTCAAGCTGTGGCAGGAAGAAACGGCCGCCGGCCGTGATCCGAAGATTGAATTTGAAAAACGAGGATGGGAACCATGAAGAACGCAATTTATCTGTTCGTGCTCGCGGCATTCATCGCTGGATTCTTCCACGAGCGGTGGCAAGTTGGAATACTCACTGCCGAAGTCAAGCGCCTCGAACTAAAGTGTTCAGAACTCGAAGCACGGGATGTCATCCGTGCTGACGCAACGCCTCAGCGATGGGGCCAGGAATACCTCAATGAAAGAATACATCGGTGATGGCGTGTACGCGGAGTATGATGAGGTTCACGGGAGCATCTGGCTTCGCACCGAAGCTCAGTTTCCAGTCCACGAGATTTGCCTTGATCCCGACGTGCTCAGGGCACTCTTCACATTCGTAGGGCGCATCAATGAAGTCCATGAAGTTCGGCAAGGGTCAGACGATGGAGCGGACGCTGGAGATAGCGAAGGTGGGCGACGAGATCGCGATACTGGACTCAGCGGGCAATTTCCTCCGCATGGACAAGGTGACCAAACGGACGCCGAAGTCCGTTTGGACGGGGAAGACAGCGCTCCAGGCACGCTTTAGCTTCGACGGCCTGTGCCTCAATGGGCGGGGCACGGCCCGCATTCCGACGCATAACGACGTGAAGTCGTGGCGGAAGAAACGAGCCGACCTGGCCAAGTGGCAACTTGAACAGAAGCGACTTGAGGGCGTGCGAGCCACCGAGGAGTATTCCTCTGCAAGGAACATCGGCTATCATCTCTGCGACGGGCCGCTGACCAGCGACCCCGATCAGTACCTGGCTTTCGTTAAGCTGATCGGCCTCAAGGCACTTCAAGCGTTTGAGAAACTTGTCGATGATGCAGTGGCTAAAGCGAGTGCTCCTGAACTGGCTCAGCGACGGCCTCGAAATAAGGCAGTACGGCGACTACGTGATGTGGACGCGAGCGTACAACCACTACCCGTTTCGTGATTACTGGTGCCCGGCCTGCGGCAAGAAATTGTGCGAGGGCCGCGAGGGCTGCGGCGCAGTCGATCACGAGTGCAAGAACTGCAAAGTCAACTACGGAGTGCTCGATGGCTAGTTATCTGAACTTGGCATTGCTCGTGGTCAACGTCATACTCATTGTGCGCGTAGTCCAACTCTCGCGACAAAACTACTGGCTGCGCGAGCGGCTGAGGAATGCCCGTCAAGCGGATCGTGGCAACCCGCAACAACTCTTGGAGAAGTAACGATGAATTGCACACTCCTTGGTTTCGAGATCGGCATGGCAGCCCACGCCTTCCAGCACAGCCACGATCCTCTCTTCGCGATCCTGCTTCGCGATCCTGCTTGGCGTTCACGTGGCCGCCGCCTTCATCACTTTGACTCGCAAGTGATTGGCATTGCATTCAGAATTCCCGACGTGAGCGACGAAGCCGAGATCAAGGCTGCCATCGCTCGCATGACGCGGGAAATCTGGCTTGCCGGCCAGGTGCTCAAGCTGACGTATCAGCCACGCGATCCGAAGCTGGCCTACTACCAGATGATTGTCGCTCGCGGCGGTGGTATCATCACCCTCGGTGACTTCCTTGGCGTCTTCGTCGCAGCGACCGAGCTTGCGGCTCGCACGCCGGCCGGTTGGCTGTTCGTGCCAATCGAGGGACTCACGGCCGAGATGCTCAAGGATCGCGTCGATGAAGTTCGCGATGGCCGCAAGGGGTGGCCACCAAAAGAGATTCCCGTCAAGCCTGACAAACCGAAATTGGACAAGCGATGAACGGCCTACCTGGACCGATGCAGAATCCGTGGATGCTCGTACTCGGCATTCTCGTGGCGATGATCTCTGGTGCCATCGCCGGCACGATCACCAAGCGGTGGATGAAGCGATGAATTTTTGGTGCGCCCGCTGCGGTGAACATCAGGTGCCAGAACGCGGGCAGGCATGCGAGGCATGCAGGACGAAGCCCAGGCTCGAAGATTTTGCCTGCGGCGTATGCGGCGAGCGGGCGGCCGTCATGTTCGTGTACGGGTTTCGCTGCGACCAACATCGAGACCAGCGAGAACCGAGCCAGATGGTCCAGGGACCGGGCATCATCGGCGTGGTAGGATGGCGATATGGATGACGATCTTTGTTTCTACGACCTCGTTGAAGCCGTGGCCTACGGTATCATCGACGCAGACGATGCCGCTGCACTTCTCATGCAACCGAGGCCCTCCATGTTTGAACTCATCAGCGAAGACTTCGGCGCGTTTCGATTCCGAGGAGAGAGCACGCACAAGTGCCATCACTGCGACGAGCCAATCGTGGAAGGCGAGATCGTCTTCCCGCTCAACAACAAGACTCTGTGGATGCACCAGGCGTGCATGGTGCGTGGCATCGCGGGCAGCGTCGGCTGTCAGAAGCTTGGTCCAGGGCACGCTCCAGGGCACGCGGACGACAGCGAGGACGGGCTGACGAAACGCGAGGCGGCAAATCGAGCGTTGGCCTATTGGCGCTTGACGAACCTGCGTTAAGATTTGCCGGCGGGGCGAGCAAGAGGCAACCTGATGGGGCACGGAGGCCACCCCCGCTTGTAAACTGCTAGCACTCACGTACAACAGAGGCACACGCGGCCACATTGAAGCTCGCCCTATCGTCGTCGTCTCCTGAGTGACGGACGTACCGCGTGGGAAAGCCGTGCTACCAAGCGCGGCTTTCTTTGTTTCTTGACCTGCTAGCGGTCGATGATTGGCGCGTCGAAATATGGAGACGCGCTATGGCACTAGGCAGCAAAATCGGACGGCACCGAGCCGCACAACGGTTCATTGGCTATTTTCTGCCGACGCATTGGTTGCCAGAGAGCGCCACGCCACTCCACCCCTCGAAGCGGCGCATCCACACACCGCAGTCCGTCGAAATCACCGCGCAAACGCTTGCGAGGCTCATGGCCGACCTGTTTCCGAAGGGTCGGCTGTTGGAATTTCGCGATGAAGAGGGTTTCGATGGCAAACGGCTCGTTTGGGATGGCCAACTCACGGAAACGGGCCTGTATTACGTCAATTTCGCACTCTACAGCGGCGACGGCGACCTGTGGGGCGACATGGACAACTTCGAGGCGGCCTATCTGCAACCTGCGGCGATGTCGCTCGTCCGCTCGGCCTGCCGGGACCGCGACGACATGAATCCAGTGCTCTTCCAGCGCCCGCCGAAGGAATACCTGCCTCTGCACACCATGCACACGTTCACAGCGGTGTACAACGGCGTTTGCGTTCGTGCGACCGAATATCTCAACGACCACGAGCCGACGATCCTCATCGACACCGTTTCAGCCGTCAAAGGCAAGGCGGCACAGCTTTATCAGGTCTAAAATGGCTGATTTTTCGCGTAAAAATGGCCCAAAACGAGTTTTCTGTGGCCGAAAATGGCCCGCTTACAGGTCCAAATCGCTAAAACGTGCGACTTTGCGACTCAATGCTCGTACCAGATGCGTCTCGGCAGCTTAATGGGAGTACCCGGCTCTGGCTGCGCGTCGATGAACGCTTGGAACGTGTCGAACACCGGCGCGTCGAGCTTGAGCCGGTCGAGATCGAGCCAGTCAAGCCGCGAGGCGACTTGTTGCAGGCAGCCCAGGTGCTCCGACTTCACCATCAGGATCAGAGCGCCGGCGCAGTGCTGCTCGACGCGAGGCGCGAAGGTGCCATCCGTAGCACGAGGCTGCTCTTTGGTCGCGCTCGTGGTCTCGTGGCACGCGAAAGTGGCCTCTTCAAGGCTCAGAGCGATGCCTTGGGCACGCGATTGCGTCAGGAAGGCTCGAATGTCACAGCGGAACGGACAGAGGGCGCACGGCTGCGTCAGCTTGAACTCCATCCGACTCATCGGCGGGCCTTCTCGTAGATGCGCGTGAAGCGACCGCTGCATCCGATCTCGTCGCGGTTCGGCGGTCGATCATAGGGTACGCGATTCAGTGCCCAGTAGCCGAGCCGATCTGGCTTTCGCTTGATCTCTGCGGTGGCGAGAATTCCCCACTCTGCCGTCTCGTAGGTCACCATCAGCTTCTCGACGCGATCCGGGTGCCGGTGCAGAAGGCCCTCGCGGGCGATCTCCACTGCCAACTCCGAATAGAACGGGTCAACGCCCATTTTGTGTGACTCGATGGTCCAGATTTCGGACACGACGGCCACCGCGAGCGCGCCTTCGCGAGCACGGGCTTTCAGTAAGCCCTCGATCATGTACTTGTCGGCCGGGTTCATCAGCGCCGAGACATCGCGGCTTGTAATTTCTTTCTCAGTGACCGCGCGAACACGCGCCTTTGCGCGACCTCGCTTTTTGAACTCGCGCGTCACGTCGGCGATGATTTTCTGGAGCGGCGTCGGCGCATCGGCCAACTTCATGTTCGACGGGAGCTTCATGGGCTGCGTTCAACGAGGTAGCGTTCGATTCCGATGAAGTCGGCGTAGCTGCCTGTCTCGCCAACCTTCATCGGAAGGGTCTGGAGACGAGGCCAGTCAACTTCTGGGATCACGGTGTCACAACCATTTCCACAATACACCGTTCGGTCGGTTACGCTAGTCACGATCCCAAAGTAGCCATCGGGCGTGACCACAAGTCGTCCTTGCTTGATTTCATCCACCGCGTTTCCTCCTCTTTAGAATGGCATCGAGCAAATTGTCCTCTCTGGGCTGTTCCTTGGGAGCATACCTCACCGCACCCATCATCACCGGCACGGGGCCTCTCTCTGCATGTTGTTGTTCGAGGGAAAACGTCTGCTGATTGTTCAGCGGGAAGATTTTATCGTGGGGCGTGATCTCGCGTCTAGTCGAACCGATGCCGTGGACGCCATCCATCTCGAACATTCGTGGTGGACCATCAACGAGCCGGAGATTGTTGATGCTGGCCGCCACGTAAGCCTTGTTCGCGTCCGCAACGGGCACCGAGAGAATTGCCCACAGCAAATCTTCCCACTTGAACACTCGGTAGTGGAAGTTGTCGTTTGCCGGCGTGTGCGGTGGGTAATGCGTGAACTCCAGATGTTGGGCAAACTCGCAAGCGCCGGGCCGCTGAAACATCGTGACGACGTGGAACCAGGCTAGATCGTCGTTCAACTTCTCAAGCATTCCTGGATTGATCTTGAAAACCTTGGTCCATTCCTCGCGGATTTCCTTGTACCAGAAGCCGTGGTTGTTCGGCAGCGATCCCAACGTGCTCGCGAGAATTTCGTGCGTCAGCACCAGCGGTTCGTCGTACATGCGGTCCTCAAACGAAAAAAGCTGCCCGCCCATCCTTGGGCCGGGCAGCCTCTATGGGTCGCCACTAGCATAGCTTCCGAGGAAGCCATTCTCCAGGTCGCCAAGCACAATGCGGCCGAGTAAACAGGCCACGGGCCATCAACTCCTTGGGCGGCCTAACCACCGGGCGGTTCCTGCGGCGGGACGGTGGTTTGCGGAGACGGAGCACTCGTTTCATACGTGAAACCCCTGCGAGAAGAGAAGTGGGACCAACGACTTCTCTTTCTTACCCGATTCTTAACTGCGGGGAAGGGATTTTCTTGGAGAATTGGCCGTTTGGGGCTGCGTCTCGCCAGCATGACCCACATATTCGGAAATCTTTGACAGCGGATTTGACACCGGCCAGGCTCGGTGTAATCTTGAGTTATACAACGTCTCGCCAGCTTTCTGAGATACATCCATGCGTACCAACCCGATCACCAAGATTGTCGCCTACCTTCGCCTCAGCAAGCCGAAGAAGGGCAAAAACAAAGCGGAGACGATTGCCGATGCTTATGGAATCGAGCACCAGCGCCAGGTCATCCAGCGGTTCGCCGACTCCATTGGGGTCAAGGTCATCGCCGAGTTCGTGGAAGTCGAAACGGGCAGTGACGCGGATCGCGTGGAGCTTGGCAAGGCCATTCACCGGGCGCGGATGCACAAGGCCACGCTCGTGATCGGCAAGCAGGACCGCTTGGGCCGCAATGTTCACTTCATCAGCACGTTGATGAACGAAGGGATTGATTTTGTCTCCGCCGACCGCCCAGACGCTGACCGGATGGAGATTTACTTTCGAGCCATCATCGACGAAGAGGAACTTCGCCGGATCGGACAGCGGACGAAGGACGGCTTGCAGACCGCCAAAGAGAAGGGCAAGCTGCTCGGCTCGTCACGTCCTGGCCACTGGGAGAACCGCGAACACCTGCGTGGCTTCAAGCAAGCCACCGAAGCCAGCGCGAAGGCCCGCGTCCAGCGTGCCCTCGCCGCCTACGAACCAGTCATCGAGATCGTCCGCGACTTGGAAGGGCAGTCGCTGACCGTGATCGCCATGCGATTGAACGAGCTTGGCCATGTCACCACGGCCGGCAAGCCCTTCACGAAGCAGAACGTGTCTCGCATCACGAAAATTTTTGAACGAGAAGCCGCTTAGGAGCACAACCATGAAGCTGAAACTGATTGCTTATCTGTGGGAAGGGGTCCGAGGCCCGACGCCCACGGTGTTTTCGATTTCGCAGCAGAGAAAAAACATCAGACAGATCGCGGCGAAGAATGACGCCGAGATTCTGTGCGAGATCATCGACAAGGACGGCGAAGGAATCACGAAGGCGATTCGCATGGCCCGCGCCAAACATGCTACATTGGCCCTCGGCAAGCCCGTGCAAAACGTCCGCGTCACACCGTACTTGCGGAAGGCGCTCTCCAAATCGGGCGTGAAAGTCCTCACTGTGAAAGACGACACCGGCTTCCAACAGGCCGCCGAGGCGTCCGCCGGGCTGCGGACGAAGCGGGCACTGGACGCCTACCAGTTCATCATCGAGATCGTCCGTCAGCAGAAGGCGGCCGAGAAAAACATGGCTGAGATTGCCGAGCACTTGAACGGCCTCGGCCACATGACCACTGCCGGCCAGCAGTTCACGCGAAAGAACCTGCACCGCATCGTGTCCATCTTCGAGCGAGAGGCGGCATGAACCTGCAAGAGCAACTGGAGATCATCAAGTCGCAGTTCAAGGAACGCACGCGATTCCAATTCACAAGTCGGAAGGGATTCTGGGTCGTCGTGCAAGTCGTGGATCGTGGCTGCGTCGTTCAGAAGATCGACGGCACGCACCAGCATCTGGCAGAGTGGATTTCGCTACTTCAAGTCACCATTGAGTCACAGCCATGACCGAGAAGAAACGGAACCCATTCACGATCACCGACTCGATGGAGATCGTGATGCTCCGCGTCTCGATTGGAGAAGTCGCACAAGCTCTGCACGTCGAGACGCCGGAGCTTCCCGTGATGGGCAAGACGTTGGAGCAACTCGCGATCATGGCAAAGCACAACGAACGCGGTTGGAATACGTTGGCAAATAAAGTCAAAGAGCGTTTGCAAACCCTTCTCAATTGAACATTCACCATGATTGTCAGAATTCTTCAAGCACTCACTGAGCCTGAGTTGAAAGAGGCGAAACAACTCTTCAAGCAACACGGATCGGGCACGAACTTCCAGGAGTCCGCCCGCGCGTCGATCATCCGGCCCAACCTGGACCGCATCAACAAGTCGCTTGGCTCGACGCAAAGCAACGAGCATTACCTGTCCATCGCATTGCAGGAGGCACTGAATGACTTGGGAGAAACGAAAGATAGTCGTCCCGGCAAACGTGACCATGACGCGCCAGCGCGACAGGTTCACGCGCAGCTACGACGGCGATCTGGTGTTCAACGCAAAAAGACAGGTCGATGACGACGGCCAGCCCGTCACCGATACCTGGGAATTCTTTTGGCTCGGCAAGGTCTATACCGTCCTCCAATCCCAAGTCAGGGTCGCATGATTAGCTCCGCGTTGACTGTGACGACGTTCGCCGATTTTGAGAGATACGCTGAGGGCTTCGCACGAAAGCGCATCGCCAACTTACTGATCGTCGGTGATCCCGGATGCTCCAAGAGCCAGACGGTGCGCCGAGCGATCAAAGGCAAGGTCTGTTGGATCGAAGGCCAAGCGAGCGCGGTGGGCATGTACGAAACGCTCTACCGCCATCGTCACTGGCCTGTTGTCATCGACGACGTGGACGAACTCTACGCCAAGAGCAACACGCGGCGTCTGCTCAAGAGTCTCTGTCAGACAGACGCAGTGAAGGAACTGGCTTGGAACACGCAGAACCGCACGCTCGAAATGGATAAAATCCCGAAGTCGTTCACGACGAAGAGTCCCGTCTGCATCATCGCTAACCAGTGGGAAACGTTGAACAGCGACGTGGCGGCGATCCAGGATCGGGCGATCACTCTGCTGTTCAAGCCGACGCCACTTGAGATTCATCTGCACGCTGCACGCTGGTTCAAGGATCAGGAAGTCTTCGACTTCATGGCGTCGATTCTCCATATCGTTGTGACGCCGAGTTTGCGCCACTACATCATCGGTCACAGCTTGCGGAAGACAACGGCGGACTGGCGGGAGCGGCTCATCGAGCGAGTCTGCGAGCCTGAGATTCGCGTTGTCGCTCAATTCAAGCTGAATCCGGCAATGACCACAGAGGAAGAGCGTGCCAAAGCCTTCGTCGCCGCCGGGCACGGCCACCGCGCTACATATTTTCGAGGCTTGAAGAAACTGCCCGATCCTGTGGACCCACCGCAAATCAAGTTGAAGAAAGTCGCAAAGTCGCAACGAACTCGCAATGTGATCCCCATCCGAAAGGCTAACTGATGATTCAGAAGAAACGCACAGGGGCCGGCACAATCCTGACCCTGGCCCCGTTTAGCTTGCCCAACGAGAACACACCCTGCCGCATTGTCGCGGAGATCAGCAGCCGCCGGGACGCGAGGCTCAGGATCACCGATCTGCGCACGCTGACCATCGCCGACACGGCTATTCTGATGAATAACCTGCGAGCGATGGTTGACCGGGTACACAAAGAAATGGGGTTGGCCCAGAGGCGGGCCACGAAGAAAGCCACGAAGAAAACGCAGAGAAAACGCTAGCAGGGCTTGAATTCACCACTGGCGCTAGGCAGAATCGAGGCCGTTCCGTTCACAAACCCCGGAGGCCGCCATGCGTGCCGCAACTCTCGAACGTTTACTGAGTCCCAAGAGAACGAACATCCGATGGGATACAGACGAGTGGGAAGAGTTAGCAAAACGAGTTTGGAAACGCCGAGCACGGCATCCCGAAGAAAATCTGATTGTTCATGTCAACGCTGTGCAGAAACAGCAAGAGCAGCCAGGTTGTCCCGCCTGGCCGGAAGACAGAAGACGAACAATTACGACAATGGCTCAGATCGAAGCACTCTTTCCGTTGCTTCGACAACTTGATTTGGACATGATTGAGCTAAGGGACCGGACAGTCCCATCTTTGCAAGACTCCATCGAGCAACTCCGGCAGCGGCCAGACAAAGAACAGCTATTAACACAACTTTGCCCTCAAGAGGTTTGCCGACGATTCACGGAAACCGTATTCGAGAATCTCCCGCCGGCCGAAATCATTGGTCGCTTCAACACGATAGAGATTCTTTCGTGTATCTCACCAGCCGAAATCTACGGCTATCTTGGGCAGGCGATCTTCAACCAAATGGGCGAACTGGAATTGCGTCTCGCGGGGCATTTGGTCGATCATCAGAACGCCGGCGCTGTCAACGGCAAAACGCATCACGCACTGACCAAAGCGAAGAACGTTGTTCTCAGCAGACCCAAGATTGCCATCGTGGGCATGCAGCAACGTCAGCTAGAGCTACTGATGAGTCACGTGGGCACAAAATGCGAGATCATTTATATCGCCAAGGGCGTTGACGACTTCAATCAACTAAAGCCCGATCACGTCATTCTTTGGGAGACTTACGTCTCCGGCAACCAGAAGCAAGCCGTCAAGAAACATTTTCATGGTGACAGGCTGTCGATCCACAAGGGCACGTTGAATCAGATGGTGCCACTGATTGAACGTTTGCCCGTCGTCTCCAGTCGGGCCAAATGAAGCCCACGATCAGCGACAGGACTCCCATCGCCAGGGCAACTTCAAGGATGCCGCCACACGCACATGCAATAATCATTGTTAGAACGGGGTGGGGTGTTCCAGATCGAGTAGAAAGTGATGGGCCTCTTTGCACCAGCGTGCATCGTTGATGGCAACGTGGTTGGTGCCTTTCTGACCCGGTAGCACGAGCGTGCCATCCGTATTCAGTCGATCAAACTCTTGCTTGAGATCACGACAATACTTGCCGAAGTCTTGCGGTAGGTCGATCATCCGCCCGTAGAGTTGGCAGAGTGCAACCCAATCGTAGTCAGCGTAGTATGCCCACCACTCCGGCATCCAGTGCTCGCGCGTGTACTCCGGGTAAAGATCGCCGACGAAGACCGGGATCGCCACGAAATCCTTGATCGCTTGTGCGATCTGCGCCCGCGTATGCCGCTTCATGCTCCCCGGAATATGGTTCAGCACTTTCCGGCGCACGAAGTCGTTCGCCTTCCCGGCGTCGAACTCGCTGGACACCATGTACAACTCGCGTTCATCGTCGCTGGCGATGCCAATCGAGATCAAGTCGATGATCCGCCCGTCTTCGATGAACTCGCAGTCGAAGTAGTACCTCATTTGCCCCTCAGCTTCTGATCGGCGAGCGCCGCTTCTATAATGGGGACGCGAGACATGAAGACGGCATTGCTGCGATGCTCGTGCTTGAAGTCCCGGCACAGTTGGGCATCGGGATCACACGCCTCCGACAGGATGCGACGGTATTGCTCCGTCACGTCGGGCAAGCAGCGGGTCTCGATCAGGTAGCGACCACGTGGAATGTAGTCGTCCTTCGCGAGCACGTTCAGGATCAGCGGCACATGCTTGAGCCGCGATCCTTCTCGGAGATCGCCGGCCATTCTCTCTTGTGCTTGGGTTATCGTGCCCGCGATGTCGTATTCCAAGCAAGGGCCGTTCAGCTTGATGCCTTCGGCGAACATGAAGTCGAACTCGAAGCCGAAGACTTGTCGGACATACTTCTCGAAGTCCTGGTAATGAACCCTGAATACCGGCATCGCCTTCATCTTGATGACCGGCTTCGGATTCGTGGGCATTCTCCAGACTCTAGGCGGGGATGAACGGTCGATTAGCATGCTTGACTCTCTGTTGTCTTGGAAGTAGCCTGTTTCGCTGTGGTTCGATCACTCTTTCACAGGGACTAGACCGATGTTTCGATTCTCTCTGGCTGGCGTCGAAGTTCAGTGCGACGACGCACAAGAACTCCGCGCCGCACTACTCAACGGATCAGCCAATGGAAAGGCCAAGCGCCCCAAGGCGCGTAGGGCCAAGGCCACCACGGCGGCCAAACCCACCGGGGATACGGGGGCGGGCAAAATGCCGCCGGATGCAGAGATGCCGCTGATTGTTGGACCGTTGACATGGCCGAAGATCGACAAGGCGATTAAGAAAGCTGGATTCACTGGCGACAAGCGTCAATTCCGCAGCGCACTCAAGCGCCGTCAGGACATGGAGACTCAGAAGGCGTAGAACAGAGCAGAGGCAGGCAATAGCCACGGGTAGGACGCCCGTGGCTTTTTCATGCGCCCTCTTCGGCCAGGTCTTCCTTCGGAAAGTCCAACTCGAACGCATCCGGTGCATTTGCCTCTTGATCGAACGAGACGATGTTGAACAACTCGTCGTCGATTCGCACGCAGGCACCTTCCATGAACTTCCAATTTCGCATGGCTGCGATGGCGACGTTCACTTCAAAGCGGTCATAGAGTCCCTTGTGCTCAACCGGCTTGAGGCGGCCGAACTCTTTGGCCAGGCCCCGCTTGTACAGAATGATGTATTGGCGCATTGCGTTTTCTCCTACCACGGCAAACGCAATATGCCCCATTTTGGGTCATAATTCGGTTGTAGCGATTTTGCCGATTGTAGGACTGGCGCGTCAAAACCAGCATTGCCGTCACGATTCGACGCGGCGCGCGGATATTTTCGGAAATCTTTCGGCACCCTTTGGAATTTCGGCGACTTTTTGCTTCTAGTATCTATGAGCAAAGGAACCGCAATGAAACGTGTCACGGACCCGGCCGATCCCCGCCGCTGCAAGCACAGCTTCCCTCACGAACAGTGCTGGAATGAGGCCCCGGAACCTGGCAAGAATTGCACAGCCCACGGTGGCCGCGATATGATCGAAGAGAACGAGAAACGGCTATATCAACTAGCCGAAGTGGATGATCGAGCCAAGCTGGCTCACTTCTCAACGCACGAGCGAATCAAGTCACTCCGAGAGGAGATCGGCCTGGTGCGCCTTCTGATTGAGAAGCGTATGAACCTCATCAAGAATGAGGCAGACCTTCTCGCTGCATGTGGTCCACTCAACAGCATGTTCCTGACGCTGGAGAAGCTCATCAAGAGTTGCCACAGTCTGGAGCAAAGCCTGGGCGAACTTCTGACCAGAGACACCGTTGTGCGTCTCGGCCAAACGCTCTGCAACATCGTCATTGAAGAGTTGCAAGGGATGGAAGGACACGAAGAGGTCATCGACCGAATCGTCGAGCGCCTCTTCCCCACTATCAACAGCACACGCAATTCTGAAATTCTGAAACTCAGCCTCTAGCTGACCGTGCTCAGTGCATAAAGGCCCGACTCAGCCCGCCTAGCGAATGAGTTACCCTCCCCACGGATAGTATCCGTGGGCCGACGCCTTCGGGCGTTTCAACCGCGTGTGACGACATGCGGGTTCGGCGCGTACGGCCGGACATCTTTTTCAAGCTGTCGCACGTGGACAGCTTTCTTACACAAGAGGTTCTGTGTTCCTTCCACGTTGGTGCAAGTGCGGCAAGCCTATCAAGTTTGTTGACGAGCTTCGTTGCGAAGATTGCTTCGCGGACGACTCGCAGAAATATACAGGCAAGAGTAACCGCGTGCAGACCACCAGTTGGCCGCCGGACACAGATCGTAAGTCTTCCAGTCCTCTTGGCCGGAGCAAACCCAATGTTCAAGTTCCGGCCTGTTGATGTTCCTGAATTCAAAGCCGGAGACATTCTCGGCTTCTCAGGCCACGCACTACTTAGTGCCTGGATCAACCTAATGACCTATGGTGTTCCCTTTTGGGGATTGAGTCATTGCGGCATTATCGCCGAGCATCAAGGACGACTGGTCCTCTTTGAGTCATGTGCCGAAACTCCTGACCCCTGCATCGTTCAAGAGAAGTTGGTCAGTGGATCGCAGGCACATGACATAGGCCAAGCCGTCGCGAGTTATCCCGGCAAGGTCTGGCACTATCCGCTGTACCGTAAGCTTTATGACTTCGAGTCAAAGCGGCTGTCTAAGTTCCTGCGTGGAAGTTTGGGCATGCCATACGACACGATTGGCGCGTTTCGTGCCACTGGTGTCGGGTTCTCGACGCTTGAGTCAATGCTTCGTCCGGCGGACCTGAGCAGCTTGTTCTGCTCGGAATGGTGTTGTGCGGCGCACAGTGACATCGGAGTCTTTCCGACCGATCACTCCGGCCGTTACAGCCCCAATCGTTTTGTAAGGACAGAACGCCGACACGGCATCTTGCTCAAGCCCACGAGGTTGAAATGAAACAAATTCTAGCGGCTGCTTTGCTGTCGCTTGTGATGTTGGCTGGTTGTGGACACGTCGCGATTGACTATGGCGGACCAATAAAGGGTGTAACCCCGGTCGTCAGGAAAGAGTATCCGACTGTCAACCTGCCACTTAACCTTCGCCAGCCGAATTGGCTTGGTAACAAACGTGAAGGTTCCTGCGTGCATGCCACTGTGGTCATGCTGTTCCGCTGGCAAGGCCGTTATGCAATGGCCAACCACTGGCGAAACACTTATGGCAACGGAGAAGTTGCTGATGAGACGTGGGATGCAAGGGATAGCCTGGCAAAGAAATTTGATCGTGAAGGAGTCCGCTACGCCTATACCATTAAAGGTGACGTAGCGTTCCTCGAATGGGCTTGCTCGACACGTCGCGGTTGCGGCGTCACTGTCATGGGCGGCAAGCACATGGTTGCTCTAGTTCACTTCGACAACGAGTGGGCCGGCATCCTCGACAACAATGACATTGACACCATCACTTGGGTCGCCCGTGAGACCTTCGTGGCTGAATGGCAGAACAGCAACGGCTGGGCGGTGACGCCTGTTTATACGCCGGCCCCACCCCTGCCGTAATGAAAGAGGAAAACATGCTCCGTCACCTGTTGGCGGTCGCCCTTTTGGTGGCCGCGATGTGTTCGCCGGTCGCTGCGCAGACTGCTATGAAAGCAGATGCTGCGTATGGCGTCCGCTATGTCGAAGAGAGGGTCGTCGAACTGCCTGGCGATCAACTCAAACCTTATCTCACAGTCTTTGGTGAGAAGGGTGATCCAAAGATGGCAGCGATGGTTAAGTGGTTTGAGACCAACGATACCCTCAAGGGAATCAAGGACCAAACGCACTTCCTGGTGATGTACACGGACGATCCGATGTATCACCGCTACGCTGGCAACGTGCCTGCGTTGCCGTATGTGTGCCTACAAGCCGTGAACGTTGAGAAGCCAATTGCGGAATACGCCGGCTCTCAAGTTCCCATGACGGCCGACGCTCTGGCTAGGGGTCTTAACGTGACCGCCAGTAAAGCCGAGTGCTTCCGACGCCGGAATCAAGTGCAGCCTCAGCCTGGCCCTGGACCTGGACCATACATTGATCCAGCCCCGCAGCCGCTGCCGCCTACGCCTGGTCCCCCGTCTCGTCCCACGCCCCGCTTCCCTTGGTTCTTGCTCATCCTGATCGTGACTTTGAGTGCCGCTGGTGGCGCGGGTCGCGAGTGGTACAAGACCTACTACTCGAAATAAGTCGGAGACAACAATGTTCGTTCTGTCTGGTTCTACCCTGGCCATCCTTGTGTTGGGTGGCGTCTGTGCGTTCCTCGCCGGCAAATGGCTGTTCACCAAGGACAGCGAGGCCGAGGCCCGCAAGCGTGCCGCGATCAAGGTTGCGAGCACGATGGAAGCGATGGGCCTGGTTCGCCTGCCCAAGCTGCTTGAGTGCTACGCCGTCAATGACTGGAGTGGCCTGGCTCACGAGATCAAGCTTATGGCTGAACTCGCCGTCAACGAGAAAGCTCTGCTCGCAGAGTTTGACGTGACGTTCTCTCGCGTTCTCGACATGAAGCTTCGCTCGGAAGAGGGTCGCGCTCTGCTCGCCGCGAAGCTCGCCGCCACTGCCGCGCCCACGCCGGCTGTCGCCTAATGCGAGCCTTACTGGCCGCATTTCTGTTCGCGATTCTGATTGCAGGTTGTGAGGTTCAATCCTCATCTTCTCCATCGCTGGTCGCTGTTACCGCGACATGGTGCGAACCCTGCCAACGCGACAAACCAAAGCTCGTGGAAGTCAGTCAAGAGTTTCCTGTAACCGTGCTTGACTTTGACCAACAGCGAGCGGATGCCGACCGCCTCGGTGTCTCAAGTGTGCCTACCTACGTCGTCTATGACGCCAACGGTAAGGAAGTGCAACGGTTCGACAACTTGAAGCGTGCCATTTGGCTGCTTCGCAAGTTGTATCAATTGAGCAATTGATCGGTGGCCCTCATTAGAGGGCCGCTTCGTTCACCTACTGAGAGTGAACGAAGCGGAGGTTAAGGAAATGGATTACTACGACAAGGTAATGATGCTCATCTTTGCTCTGAGTTGCTTATACGCAGCCGTCCGCATCGCTGAGATAAACGTCACTGCCTCGTCGCCTAACCGCCGGACCAAGAAGGAAACCTAAATGACAGTACGCAACCCTCGCAGGTGCCGCCGCAACTGTCCAGAGGAAGCTCCTAAGCCGGGAATTGCACCAGCGCGTCCAGCGCAGTCACTGTCTGTGACTTCCAAATCGGAAGGTGATCGGATTTGGAGGCACGCGCTTTACGGTACGGGCACGTGCATCGGAATGATCGAAGGCTATGCCCAAATGGGTATGCCTGGCGATCCTTTGGACACCATCAACGAATTTGTTAGGCGGCTCGTATCGGTCGCTGCTCACATAAAGGCCAAGAGAAATGAAAGTACGGATGCCCAGAGCGGACAACTTCCCGCTCGTGAAGATCACAGCCAAGGGTCTGAACTGGTCGAGCGAGATGCTCCTGGATCAGACGCACAAGGAATGCGACATCCCGCTCCCAACAGGGACGGACGAGAACGACGTGGAAGTGACCGCGACGTTCTGCAACGGTCGGGGACAGACGGTGGAAGATTGCGGAGTGCTGAAAGCACGAGTCGAGAAACCGAAACCGGCCCCAAAGAAAGCCGAGCCGAAACCGGAACCAAAGGTGGAAGCAAAGGCCGAAGCAAAGCCGGAAGCAAAGTCAGCGCCGGCGAAGAGTGAGTCAGTCGAATAACTTCTGCGGGCCTTCTATGCCCGCGCCGCCGATCTGCGGCTTTCTTTCAGCGATCCAAGGAGCCGTAGATGGCCAATCTCGTTTACAACAGGTTCAAGAAAAACATCGCTGACGGCACGATTGACTTCGATGCCGCCGGCACAGTCGTGCGGTGCTTGCTCGAACGCAGCACTTCCACCTATTCGCCGAACGCCGACGATGACTTCGTTGGTGATCTGACCGGGCTGGTGGAGATCACGGTCGCCAGCTATGCCCGCCAGACTGTTGCCAGCAAGGCGGTCAACCAAGACGACACGAATGATCGAGCGGAACTCGATTTCGATGACCTTGCCTTTGGCAACCTCGAATCAGGTCAGACCGTCAAAGCTCTGATCTTCTACGTCCAGACCGGCGGCAGTGATGCCACGCCGAACGACGACATTCTGATCGCCCGCGTTGATACCGACGCTGGAGCGATTCTTCCCGTGGCCCTGGCCGGCGGCGCGTTCAACGTCGCAGTGAATGCCGAAGGCTTCCTCCAACTCACGTAAACAACATGGCTTTCTTTGCAGTCTTTGATCGGGTTAGTCCCAATCTGAACAAGTACATGGCGACGTTGTTCAACACGTCGGCCACACGCAAGGTTGTCGTCAATCGCATCTACCGCTTCGATTGGCAAGTGCAAGCGGCGACTGGTGTGCAACTTGAGCAAGAGTTGCGGGGCATTACTGCCCGCAGCGGCGGTAACGCCGTGACGATTGTGTCCGAAGACCCTAACGATTCGTTGAGCGCCGGCATTACCGCCGAGCATGGTTCAACTGGTGTTACGGAAGGCGGACACGGACTTGTGCGACGGCTGTTTGCAACCAGTGAGGAAGTGGCGCTTGCTGCTTCAATCACACCGCCCTTTGTGTTGGGCCATGACAGCGATGCGCAACTCATCTACCAGCGCAGTGCAAACTCCAGCGGTCTCGTACTACGCGAGAACGACGGACTCACAATCAAGAATCTGACCAACAGCAACGTCGGCACTGTTAGCTACGTGTTCGAGTTTGAAGATCAGCCGGCGTAAAGAAGGTGACTCATGGCTCTGGCAGGTGATTCAATCCTGGTGACTCCAGGTTCTGGTGCAACGGTTGCGACCCATACCGTTTCGTCCAAGGAACATCAGGTAGTGATGTTCGCCGATCAGACCGGCCACATCTGGGGTTCCAAGCCGCTCTACTACTTTCGTGTTCCGTTTCAGGTTCACGTCGGCGCTGCCAATACGAAGCATTGGGATTTGTTCAATGCTGACGCCTCACTAATCGTGCGCGTAGTCAGCACCATAATGATTCCTGACACGGTTACAGCCGTGACAGGGCAAATGTTTGATTGGAACATGTCTCGCACTACGGCAGTCGGCACAGGCGGCACTGCGCTAACAGCATGGTTGCCAGATTTGAATCAGACCGCCTTGGACGCGGACATTACCTGCCGCGCCAAACCAACAGGCGGTGCAACGAATTCTACCATTTTGACGCAATGGCAGATGAATTCAGAAGAAACCAATACCAACTCACAGCTAGTGGCTTCATTAGGCGGCTATGAGGCAATGCCAGAACCATTACGACCTGTGAATGGCGGGCAGGGCATTGTCCTTCGTCAAAATCAGGGTTTGGAAATGCTGCAAGTCACTGCGGCCTCTGCGGGAAACAGTGCTTTCTTGATTGGATTTACTGTGGAGTAACCTCGTGTGTCGCTACTCCTACTACTCAATCAGATACCGCCGACCAATGTCTCGCTGAATGCAGTTTCGGCAGCGTGGTCAACAGTAGCGCCAACAGTCCGACGCGGAACGTCTCTCTCGCTTAGCCCGCTCAGTCGGACAATCTCAGTCGTCACTCCTACCATCACGGTAGGACGCTCGCTAAGCCTCTCACCGATTAGTCGCACGATCTCGGTTGTCGCTCCGACAGTCCGAGTTGGGACATCGCTTGCGTTGACTCCTGTCACCGCTGCCTGGTCTGTTGTCGCCCCGACCGTCTCAGCCAACACGCAAGTCTCGTTTGCTCCGCTAGTCGTCTCGACGCAGGCGGTTGCACCGAGCATCACGGTTGGAACCACGCTCGCACCTAATGTGCTGGTTGTGGCCTCTTCGCTCACTCAGCCTACGATCACTCGCGGCATCAACCTTACGTTGACACCGCTTGTCGTTCAGGCAACGTCTGTCGCGACTACGATCACTCGCGGCGTTGAAGTGACGTTGACCCCGGCTGATGCTCACTGGTCGGTGGTTGCTCCTGCGGTCACGAGTGGAACAACGCTTAGCCTGGCACCGCTGGTTGTGGCGACAAGCATCGTTGCTCCTGCGATTACGTTCGCCACGGATCACAACGTATCGCTTGCTCCGCTTGTTGTCAGTGTGACTTCGGTCGCACCAACAATCACAGTCGGACGCACACTTCAACTCAGTCCGCTTAGTGTTGCATTCTCTAGTCCACTGCCTAGCATCACGCGGGGTGTGGCTCTCGCGCTTTCACCAGCGGTCATCAGTTCGGCGATTATCGCGCCAGCGATTAGTCGCGGTGTATCTGCGACACTCACGCCGCTCGTACTGACGTTCACGCCAGTCGCTGTCACTCTTGGTGACATCACGACAATCGTCCTCAATCCGCTCGTCGTATCAATGACGTTCGGTTTGCCGTTGCTCACCGTAGAAGCCGGCGTTCACCCCTTCTTCTTTGAGTTTCTCCGCTCTGTGAACGTCGAGTTTCCGAAACGTCGAAGGAATCGGTTTGTGATGCCAATCGTGAACCAGTATCCAATCGCGTTTGTGTTCGACCGGCAGGAACGATTGAAACTGGAGAGTTAATATGGCCGGTCAAATTCATCAGTTCGACATTGGTACTGAGTTCATCTTTGAGTTCAGAGACCAAGACGCCATTCTCCCTCTCGATGACGCCACTCTGATCGAAGTCATCTTTCGCAAACCGGGTGCTCCGAACGTCACTAAGGAACCAACCTTGGTGACAGATGGTTCCGATGGATTGGCCCGCTACATCGCCCTCGAAAATGATCTCGATGTAACCGGCAAGTGGCGAGCACAGGGTCACGTCATTAAACCTTCCGGCGAGTGGCACTCTACAGAAGCCGAGTTCACGGTCTATCCGAACTTGGATTAACGGTGGTCGAAAGATCGCCACTCTCAGGCCGGTGATCTTTTATGAGTTCGATTTACGACGAGCTACGCGCGTCAATCGCGGACGGTCTCAAGAACCGTACATTGACAAGCTGCTCACGATGGGCTGCTCGTCGCAGAATCATGGGCGGCGAATTCGCCGGACCATATTCGGATTGTAAGCATCCGTGGGTCAGAGAGATGCACGACAGTTGGGCACCGTTCAACTGGGTAATGAAGGGCGCACAAGTCGGATGCACCGAAGTCGCCATCAACCGAGCGCTCTACACGATTGACAAGCTGCACCGGGACGTGATGTACGTCCTGCCCACCACGAAGAACGCCAGCAAGTTCAGCAAGGGTCGTTTTGGTACTGCTCTTGCTCTGAGTCCCTATCTCAAGGGTCTCTTCACTGACACGAACTCGGTGGACCTCAAGCAGGCCGGGGCCAACTGTCTCTACATCAGTGGCTCACGAGGCGACAGCAACCTCAAGTCGGTGCCTGTCTCCGAACTCGTTCTCGACGAGTTGGACGAAATGGACAAGTGGGCGATCAGTCTAGCGCTGACTCGTCTTCAAGGTCATACCGAGAAGCACGTCTTCGGTCTCTCGACTCCCACCATTCCTAATCGTGGCATCCACGAGCAGTTCAAGAATAGCACCCAAGAACATTTTGTGTTCCCGTGCCCAAGCTGCTCGCGGCAAATCCACCTAACGTGGCCAGACAACATTGAAATCCTCGGCGAAAGCCTGATCGACCCGAAAATCAAAGACTCCTATCTCAAGTGCCATCTCTGCAATGCTCGTCTTGAGCATCTCGACAAGCCTAACTTTCTAAAGCATGCGACATGGGTCTCCATGAATCCCAACGGGATCAAGGAGCACCGAGGCTTCCACGTCTCGCAGATGTACAGCTTCACGATGAGTCCTGCGGAACTCGTCTATTTCTACTTCAAAGGCTTCGGCAGCGAGTGGGACGCCAAACAGTTCCACAATTCGCAGCTAGGCGTGCCATTCATCAGTGACGGAGCACAAGTCACTGACGAGATGATCGACCGTTCTATTCGTAACCATACGAAGAACGATGACCGACCAGTGGTTGGCGGTGAGAAGATCATCACGATGGGCGTGGATCAAGGCGACTGGAGCTACTACGAAATCTGCGAGTGGACGATTGAGAGCTTCGGCCTCGATCTGAATGCAACGTCGCAATGCAAAGTGATTTGCGAAGGCAAGTTCTGGCGAGAAGACTTCGACCGTGAACTCAATCGACTAATGCGTGAGTGGCAAGTCCTCACGTGCGTCATCGACGCTGACCCCTTCGGCCTTGAAGCTCGACGATTCGCTCGTCGCTTCCCTGGCCACGTCTATCTCTGCCGCTATCGCAGCGGAGTGACGGCACGGGAGATCGCGATCACCGATGACGAAGACGGCGCACCGATCATCACAGTGGATCGCTCCAACTGGATGAGTGCGGCTTTGGGACGGTTCAAAAACAACCCGTCTCGGATTTGGTTACCCGCTGATGTGTCGCATGAATACCGCGAGCACGTCAAGAACCTCGTCGGCACGTACAAGCAAGACGAGGAGTTCGGCAATCCGGTCTATGTCTATGAAGACATCGGACCAGATCACTTCGGACATGCCCGCTGCTATGCGGAGATCGCGTTGCCGCTGGTGGCAGTGCAAATGACCAACAAGGATGTCAAGGCGTTCCTATGACTTTGTATCAAACGCGAATCATCGACAGCCGGCATCCCAACTTCCTGTCGAACGTAGGTGACTGGGAGAAGTGGCGACTGACCTACCGGGGTGGGGAAGAGTTTCGCAACAAGTACCTCGAACAATTTACTAACCGCGAAGATCGACAGGACTTTGAAGCCCGCAAGCGAGTGACTCCTATTCCGAGTTACGCGAAAGCGGCCATCAACGACATCCGTAACTCGATCTTCCAGCGGATGCACGACATCACACGTCGAGACGGCAGCAAAGCTTATCAACGAGCGATTGCTGGCTTGGATGACGGAGTAGATCGTCGTGGATCAACGATGAATTCGTTCCTCGGCATCAAATGCCTGACGGAACTTCTGGTGATGGGGCGAGTCGGCGTCTGCGTCGATTCCCCGGTAGTTGAAGGTGCTACGCTCGCCGACGCCAAGGGCGCTCGGCCGTATCTCTACAGCTATCAAGTTGAAGACATTCTCAACTACTCATGCACCAAGCCTGACGAGCCGAGTGAGTTCCAATCCGTGTTGCTTCGCGACACGTGCATGGACTACGACCAACGCACCATGCTGCCGCTTGGAACCTTCCAGCGGCTGCGGATGATGTGGATCGACAAAGAGACTGGCTTCGTCAATGTGCAGTTCTACAACGCAGCCGGCGATCCAATCGACAGCTACGGGAACACATCAGGCCCGGTGCAACTCGAACTCACGAAGATTCCCTTCGTACTATTCGACGTTGGTGACTCGCTCATCAAGGATGTCTGTAACCACCAAGTTACGCTTCTGAATCTGATCTCCAGTGACGTGAACTTCGCGCTCAAGGCGAACTTTCCGTTCTACGTCGAGCAACGCGACATGCGTGCGGTCGGCAGCCACTTGAAGGTCGCTGCTAACCCGGATGGCACCGCCACAACTGGTGGCCAAACATCCCACGACAACGAGATCAAGGTCGGTGCCACGCAAGGTCGGTTCTACGACATCAAAGCGAACGCACCAGCCTTCATCAATCCGTCGCCCGACCCGCTCAAGGCGTCGATGCAGTTGCGAGCCGAAATCGCAACCGAGATTCGACGCTTGGTCAACCTTCGAGTTGAAGGCATGGCAGAACGAGCCAGCGCCGAGAGCAAGGCAATGGACAACCAAGGGCTGGAAGCTGGTCTCAGCTTCATCGGCCTGGTCCTGGAGAGTGGCGAACGCAAGATCGCCGAACATTGGGCCGCGTTTGAGGATCGAGTCGAAACCCGCCGCAAGGTGGCCACGATCAAGTATCCCGACCGCTATAGCCTCAAGACCGATGCTGATCGCATCGACGAGGCCACTAAGCTCTCCAAGCTGATGTACACGGTGCCGGGCCAGACAGTGAAGAAAGAGATCGCCAAGATCATCAAAGATTCGCTGCTCGGTGGCAAGGTCAACGTGGAAACCATCTCGACAATCAATTCAGAGATCGACAATTCGGACTATACGACTAGCGATCCTGAGACGATTGTTCTGGCCGTCGAGAACGGCCTATGCGGTGACCAAACCGCTTCTATGGCACTGGGCTTTGACGAGAACGAATACTTGCAAGCTCAGAAGGATCACGCCGCTAAAGCCAAGCGTGTTGCTGAGGCGCAAGCCAGCGTCAAGCCGGACCCAGGAGCACGGGGCGTCGATTCACTTTCGACCGATCCCAAGTCTGCTCCGAAAGAGAAGGCCGCCAGTCGGGATAAGTCCCTACAAAGTGACAATCAGAAGCGTGTTCGTGGCAACGGCCGCTTTCCCAAGGAGTAAGCAATGTCAGCAGTTCAAGTGGTGAAAGAATCGTTGCCAGGTTTCATGGCAGGTAATGGGACAGTCGGCGGAACGCCGGCTCAACTCACGACCATTGCGTTTCCAATCACCAAGCACGTCGTTGTCCAGGCTGCATCTGGCAATGGCAGTACGGTCAGCGTGGGGCCAGCCTCAGCGCAAGCCGCAAACGGATACATCCTGGCAGCGGGCGAGAGCACGCCGCCGATTTACGTGGACGATACGTCCAAAGTGTGGGTCGTCGGGGGTGCCGCCGACCAGGATTACAACTGGATCGCAAACTAAGGAATCAAATCAATGGGTATTCTCGCCGACCTTCTTGCCGCCCCGCTCACGTACAGCAACACGCCTGGTGTTGGCCGACACGTGTATCGGAACCTGGAAGACATCCTTCGCACGTATGGTGACTTTGACTATCCGAGTGGTTTCAACACCGGGAACGAAGTTCAAGGTATCGCTGTTCACTCCGGCACAGTCAGCGGTGGCACGTTCACCTTGACTCCTCAAGTGACTGGTGCCGTTGCAACTGGCAACATCAACCACAACGCCAACGCTGCCACGATTCAGACCGCTATCGACACCGCAATGACTGGTGTCGCTGGTTACGTTGCCGGACATCTGGCAATCACTGGTGGACCTCTCACCACGACCCCGCTGGTTCTCACCTACAGCGGTGCCTCGGTCGATGCGACCAACTACGCCCTGGTTGTGGGTGACGGTGCTCTGCTCACTGGTGGTGGCACGCTCGGTGCGATCACGCAGACGACCGCTGGTCAATCTGCCCGCGCTGCTTGGGCCTTCCTCAAAGTGGCTGGCATCATCACCAGTGCTCCGCCGGATCAAGGCAGTTCTGGCACTCCAACTGTTGGCTCTGGCCGTGGGCAGTTCCCGTTCAAGCTCAACAACGACACCGTGATCGCTCTCATCGAAGAGGCGGCTTCCAAGGACGGTGGAATCGCGGCTGTGAAGACTTCCCTTCTGACCGCACTCCGCTTGCCGTAAGAGGTTTGACCCGTGGAGATCACAAAAGAATCAGTGCCTGGATTGCTACATGGGCACCAGGCTGCCGGCACTTCGCGGATTCGTCTCACTGATCTGGACATTCCAGTTCACAAAGGCGTGCTGATGCGATGCCCCGGATCGGAAGACGCGGGCGGTGGCAATACGGCACCCGTTTGGGTCGGTGGCAACGGCGTAACAGCCGATTCAGCCGCGACCGGCGGCATCCCAATCCTGCCAGGCGATTCGCTCTTCGTGCCGATTGAGCGGCCGATGTCGCTCTTCATCATCTCGACCGATGCGGACCAAGACGTTGCGTGGATCGGACTATGAGCATCATTTACATCAGCAGTAGGGGCGTGGCTGGCCCACAAGGCATTCAAGGCGACCCCGGTGCCGGTGTAATCAATTGGCTCGGCGTTTGGGACAGCGGCACTACTTACGAAATCAACGATGCTGTTTCCTACCAAGGAAGCAGCTACATCTGCCTCGTTCAGCATTCCAACCAAGTTCCTCCGAACCCGACCTATTGGGGCGTGCTCGCGGAAGTTGGTGACACAGGTGCAACCGGCCTGACCGGCGACACTGGTCTTGGAATCACCTGGCTTGGCGACTGGGACAGCGGTGACCCATACGTCGTCAACGATGCAGTGGTCTTGGATGGCACGAGTTACATCTGCATCCAGGATCATACGAATCAACAACCGCCGAATGTCGCGTACTGGAACATCCTCGCACAGAAGGGTGGCACTGGAGCGACGGGCAACACGGGCGCAACCGGCGCTCGTGGCCTCACGTGGCGAAACGCTTGGAACAGCATCACGGCCTATGCAGTGGACGATGCCGTTCAATACAACGGCAGCGCATACATCTGTCTTCAAGCACACACGAATCAGTTTCCAACGAACCCTACCTATTGGAGTCTGCTGGCTTCAAAAGGTGACACTGGCACGACGGGCGACACCGGATTAACCGGAGCGGCCGGTGCTGACGGGCAGGGCTTCACCTGGCGTGGCTCATGGAGCGGCGCAATCACCTACGCTCCCTACGACGTAGTTGAGTTCGACGGGTCCAGCTACAACTGCATTCTCGGCCACACGAATCAAACCCCACCGAATCCCACCTACTGGGAGACGATGGCCCAAGCTGGAGAAGATGGCGGCGGTGGCGGCAGTGGCGAAGGGCTGGTCACCGAGGCCGAGAACACGAACGCTGGTTCAATCTCAAAATGTCGCGTGGTCTATATCAGCGGCGTTGAAGAAGTTGATCTGGCGCGGGCTAACAACACAACCACCGCCAAAGCTTTTGGCCTGGTTGCGGATAACTCCATCTCTGCGAGTGTCTCCGGCAACATTCAGATCAGTGGCATTCTCGAAGCCACAACCGGCCAGTGGGACACTGTGACCGGGCAAAGCGGTGGGCTGACATCAGGTGCCATCTATTACCTCAGCGCAGCCACCGCAGGCGCAATGACGACGACAGCGCCTGTCTCTGGATTCATCGTCGAACTCGGCAAGGCGCTGAGCACAACCAAATTTGACACCACGATAAGGCGGCCGATTCGGCTGTAAATAAATGGCTGCTCGCAAACCGCTAGTCATCAACGGCGGACAAATCGAACAACTCCAAGCCGGCGATACGCTTGATGCGTCAGTCACCGAAGTGGATGTGGTCAGCAAGACCAATGACAACGCCAGTCCAATCGTCATTGGCAACGTTGTCTATAACAAGACAGACGGTGACGTTGACCTGGCTCGCGCAAACGCGCAGGGCACCGTTCAAGTTCTCGGCTTGGTCCGAGACGCAAGCATTGCCGCAGCCGCCGCCGGCAACATCCAGACAGACGGAATCCTGACAGCCACTACCGGCGAATGGGACGCTGTGACTGGAGGGTCTGGTGGTCTCTCGCCCGGCGTGCCGTACTACGTCAGCGCCGCGACAGCGGGCTTGATTACAAGCACCGCACCTTCTAGCGCCGGTCAGTTTGTTGTGCGCATTGGACTGGCCAGTAGCGCTACCTCATTGGACATCTCAGTCGAACCCCCGATCAAGCTATGACCATCCGCAAACCGCTTACTATCACCAACGGACAGATTGAAGCATTCCAATCCGGTGATCTAGTCAGCGGAGTTGCGAATGTTCTCACCAACACAACTCTCTATGTTGAGACTACGGGCAACGACACGACCGGCGACGGTTCGATTGGCAATCCTTGGTTGACCATCGGGAAAGCACTCAGCTATCTCGCGGACAAATGGATCGAGAAAGACAACTTTGTCACGATCAACGTTGGTGACGGCAACTTTGCCATCTCTTCGTCGCTCACGATCAAGCATCCCTGCGGCGACCGGATTACGATCACTGGCACCAACACCCACGACAAAACGTTGTCGAGCATTCAGAGTTCCTCCGGCTCGGCCGGTGCCTGGTCATACGTGCTCAATGTCAATACGGTGACCAACATTGCCGTGAATGACTACGTGCTCATTCGCGGGCCAGCCAATGGGACTCGACCAGAGTTTATCGCTGGTTGCCACGAAGTCACCAACGTCGATGCAGTCAATACTCGCATCACAATCGCGGTCAAGCATAAGCACACTTCTGTGGCGTCTGGCTCTGTCACAGGCACGGTCACGTGTGTGAAGACACGAGTGACAGTCACGGGCGTGGACGGATTGGTAGTCGATCCCAATCACACGCTTGGCTTCATGGACAAGGTAGTGTTCGTGGGCGATGCCACGGCAACCAAGAGTGGAATTCTTAGTGGTCATGGTCTGGCCGCAGCCAATACCCATCTGTGGGTTGGCAACAATGTAGGCGTCGTGAACTTCCAGTATGGCGTACAAGTTGTCGGCGGCTCGTTCCGTGGCAACATTATCGCGTCTGGTTGTGTTTCTGATGGCGCACGTACATTCGCTGGTGCCAAAATCTATGCTTCGAGTGGAATCACGGCTACTGGCTGTGGTGCCTTTGGAGTCTTTGCCACGCTGAATGGTTCGATCTATTGCCCGGCATCCCGGCTAACAGGTAACTCTGACAGCGGCGCTGGCGCTAGCGCTGGCGGGGTAGTTAGTTGTCCCTCGGCCCATCTGACGGGAAATACGCTCAACGGTGCTGTTGCTGAAAATCAAGGTTGCATTCTGTGCGACCTGGCTTTTATCAACAACAACTTGGACAATGGCATCATAGCTCTGAATCAAAGCCATATCAGTTCGCCCTCAGCGACGATCCAAACGAACTTCAAAGGCGTGTACTGCGACAAAGGTTCTTACATCTATGTCGAAGGCAGTACCATCTCCAGCAACACGAGCGGAAGTTACAACATTTCCGCAGATACGCTTTCAGTCAATGGCTCGTACATTGACACGGGCGCAGCGGCAGGCTTCCCAATTCACGGTTCACCAGTGCCTGGTGGTCGTTTGACCCTGGAAAGCAACGTGGCGGTCTCAACCACCGATCAAGCTTCCGCTTCGACTATTTACTACAAATCATTTCAACACGGCCATATCTGGCTCTACAACGGCTCGGAGTGGCTCCGGCGAACTCTGCCAGGCGGCCAAATCTCCGCAGCGTGCCCCACAGCTTCCGGCTCAAACAAGCCTTATGACGTTTTCATTTATGATGATAACGGCACACCAACCTTAGAGTTCCTGGCGTGGACGAATAACACGACACGCGCAACTGGCCTCCTTAATACTAGCTCTCCCTACTTGTGGACAAAGAGTGGTGACACCACGCGGCTCTACGTCGGGACGATCTATGTAACTACTAGCGGTAATACAAACGACACACTGCGCAGTCGCCACGTGTGGAATATGTTTAACCGCGTAGTACGCGATATGTTTTGGATCGGCCCTCAAGCAAGTTACACATACAGTGCGAACAATGTTGCACGCTATGTGAATGGTGGCACAGCACCATCGCTTTCAATAGTTGTTGGACTCTCTGAGGACATCTACCAAGCCGAAGCGCGAGTTACCGCCTCCAAATCTGTTGGAGCGAATGGTACAGCGATTGATATGGGCATCGCTCGCGATGCAACCAATACCACATTTGCGGTTGGTTGCCAGGCGGGAGTGATCCGTTCTACGACGGCAACTGATCTTGACCTCAGAACGCTGCAAACCACGTTCAGCGAAATCGCCCCTATTGGCTACCACGAATACAACTGGACTGAGCGTACTGGTACGAATTCCGTGACTCTCAACGTGGTTGGCACGAATGCCAATGAATGCGGCATGTTCGGTTGGTTCCCAATGTAGGTGACAGATGAGAGACATTCTCGCTTTGCATAATGCGTTACGAGACGCAGGACTCGACATCTCCGGTGTCAGTGATCCAGGGCCAAACGCCTACATCAACGGATGGAACACCACGCCCACAGAAGCTGAGCGTGCTCAAGCGGGTGCCATTCTAAAAGCATTCGATTGGACCGAGAAGCCAGCACTAACTCTCGCGACTATTGAAGCGCTTTCAAGTGATGAGAAATCGCGACTGATTGATTTGCTACTGACACAAGCGGCTGGCGTGCGACCGGACCTATTGGACATGGCGAAGAAACCAAAGGCGTAGGACAAATGAGTATCATTCATGTCAGTAGCCGTGGTGTTGCCGGTCCCCAAGGCATCCAAGGTGATCCAGGACCAGGCGTCATTAACTGGCTAGGCGAGTGGTCAGACGCCACCGCCTACGAAGAGAATGATGCGGTAACCTGGCTCGGCACGAGCTATATCTGCATCGTCGCTCACACCGATCAAGAGCCACCTGATCCCACCTACTGGGACGTGCTCGCTTCCAAAGGCGATGAGGGTGACGCGGGCGACCAAGGTGATGCCGGCCTCAGCATTGAGTGGCAAGGCAATTGGGATAGTGGTCAACCATACGTGGTGAATGATGCTATCACACTCGATGGCACCAGCTACATTTGCACGGTCAATCACACAAATCAATCGCCGCCCAACGCTGGCATTTGGAATGTGCTCGCCGCGAAAGGTAGTACAGGTCTCACTGGAAACACCGGCCTCACGGGTCCGATTGGAATCACCTGGCGAGGCGCGTGGAACTCAATCACGAGTTATGCCCTCAATGACGCAGTGACTTCTGGTGGCAGTGACTACATCTGCATTCAAGCTCACAGCAATCATCAACCGCCCAACGTCATCTACTGGGACTTTGTAGCCTCGAAGGGCGACACTGGCACCACGGGTGACACTGGCGAGACAGGTGACACTGGTGCTACCGGCGATGGCTTCACATGGGAAGGTGAATGGAGCGGCGCAGAACCTTACCAAGTGCGTGATGTCGTTCAGTTCGATGGATCGAGCTACAACTGCATCCTCGGACACACCAATCAAACGCCACCGAATCCCACCTATTGGGAATTGATGGCGTCGAAGGGTGACACTGGCACTTTTGACACAGACCCACTCACAGGCGCTGAGACCGGCACGGACGTAACCGCACAAACGGTGTCCACTCATCGGCGACCTGAGACGATCCAATCGACGCACACATTCACTAACCAAAGCGTCACGATCACGGATCACACGACGGATGGCGGCCACGGCGGTGTGAAAATCTTCGACTATCCCGAAGGCCATTTCGTGGTCGTTGGTGCTGTCGGCAATCTCACGATTGCTCGCGTCGGCACGAACCTGACAGCAACTGCTGCTCTGGTGTTCTCACTCGGTACGACGGTCGCTGGTATCGACAACGATACGCTCACCGGAACCGAAGCTGACATCATTCCGTCAACAGCCGCCACGCTGAGTGGTGGAACAGTCACGGTCAACTTTCAGAAGTCAGCCTTGCAATTCATCGACGGCACCGCCGGAGCGGCCGACGCCTACTTCAACGTGGTGTCTCCCGATGCTGGCATTTCTGGCAATGATGCTGTGCTCGTCAATGGCACTGTCATCCTCACCTTGATTCGCTTGGGTGACAACTAATGGCCATCAACTTCGACTACTACGGCTCGCTCAGCGAAGCCAATGAATACTTTGACATGCGTCTCCACGAGAGCGCATGGTATGGGGCGACTCTCACGACTCGTCCCAAGGCACTGTGGGCCGCGACCAGAATCATCGACACCTTGAACTACAAAGGGTTCAAGAGCACTGTCTATGACTTGCTGGTTGCAAACAGCCTCACAGACTTGCCACGCGATCTCAGTGACACGAGCACTCCAACATTGGACGAAGTTCTGGCTGCTGAGGCCGCGCAGGTGCTGGAGTTTCCGCGAGGCTTGGATTCAACAGTGCCAGAGGCGATTCGCATCGCCCAGTATGAGATCGCTCACACGCTCCTCGATGGCAAAGACCCAGAGTTGGAGCTTGAGAACCTTGGCATTATCAGTCAAGGCTATGCGTCAGTTCGCACAACCTTTAGCAGAACGCACGTGCCCGTTGAACATATCGTCAACGGCGTGCCTAGCTCTACGGCCTGGCGACTTCTAGTCCCGTTTCTTCGGGATGACGACGCGATTCGCGTTAGCCGGGTGTCGTAACACCAGGCTTCTAGGGCTACGGCCCATCCTTACCGGCTGGCAGAACCCGTGCCAGACCTACCGGGTCCAAATTCGGGGTGCAAGGAAATGTTGGTCATGTTCGTGAATGATTGGTACAAGCTGTGCGCGCTCGTTGCCTGCTATGACGGCGAAAACGAGGAGATTCCTGATCCGCCTGTCGCTCCCAAAGAAGAGGAGATGAAGGCACCGGAAGGATTCACTGCCGAGCAGCAAAAGAAATTCAATGATGCCGTCGCGGCCGAGCGCCGCAAGCAAGAGACGAAGTGGCGAAGTCAGCTAGAGAAGGCTGAGGCCACTTACAAAGAGATGCTCGCGAAGACGGAAGGTCTCAGCGCCAAAGAGCGTGCGACCATCCAAGAGAATCTCGATACGGTCTCTGGACAACTCCGCAGCAAAGAGCATCAAGCTCAACTGGAGAAGAAGGAGTTGGAAGCTTCCTACCAAGGGAAGCTCACAGAAGCTCAACGTCGGGCCGAGATCGCTGAACAGCGTTATCGCGATTCGACCATCATGCGTGCGCTACAAGACGCCGCAGTTGAGCACGAGGCGTATAGCGCCTCACAGGTCGTCACGCTTCTCCGTGAGAAGACCAAGCTCGTCGAGACGCTCGACGAGAAGACCAACAAACCCAACGGACAGTTCAAGGTCGTCGTCGAGTTTCCTGACAAAGACAACACGACTGGCCAAGAGGTAATGACCACCAAGACGCCGGCAGAGGCAGTGAAGCGGATGACAGAGGTTGCTGAGTTCCAAAACCTCTTCCGCAAGAACGTCGTGTCTGGTGTTGGTGGCAACTCGGCTATCGGTGGCCTTACACCGGGTTCAAACGGGCGTATTGATGCGGCGAAGCTAACGCCGGAGCAATACCAAAAGGTGCGAGCAGAGAACCCTGAACTGCTCGGTCTGCGGCCTACTACTAAGCGCCGCCGTTAAAGCGATCAGGGGTCGAATTTCCCGAAACAAAGAAACGTCCCTTTTGGAGACAAACATGAACCTGTGGTATCTCTCTGTGGCCGCTGTGGCGTGCTACGCAAATGACAATGATGCTTTCGTGCCCGAATTGTGGGCGAACGAGGGGTTGGCCATCCTCGAAGAGAATATGGTCGCCGCGAATCTCGTTCACCGCGATTTCGAGCCGGAGATTCGCAACTTCGGCGATGTGGTCAACACCCGCCGGCCGGGCACCTTCGGCATTCGCCGGAAGGTTGACGGAGACACACTGAGCCAGCAAGACGCGAACGCGACGAACGTCCGTGTGCCTCTGGATCAGTGGTTCTACAACTCGTTCACGATCAAGGATGGCGAGGCTTCGCTGAGCTTCCAAGACCTCGTGGACATCTATCTGCTCCCCGGCATGCAGACCATTGCCCGCTCGGTTGACCGCGCGGTGCTCGGTCGCATCCATGCCTTCTTCAACACTCCGACCAAGCGAGCCGGCAAGCTCGGTGGCTTGGATTCCACGACCGCCAAGGATTACACCTTGGAGGCTCGCCAGATTCTCAACGAGAACCTGGCCCCTCTCGACGGACGCCGGAGCCTTGTGCTCTCGCCCGCGAGCGAGACCGGAATGCTCAAGAACGAACTCTTCATCCGCGCCAACGAGCGTGGTGATGGTGGGTCGGCTCTTGAGAATGCGACCCTCGGTCGTATCCTCGGCTTCAACACGTTCCTTGACCAGAACGTGAACAACATCTCGACTGGTGCCGAGACTATCGCTGGCACGATCACCAACGCCCTCGCGGCTGGTGGATCGGGCAGCCAAGCTTGCACCGTCACGGCGTATGAGGTCAATGTTGGCGAGTTCGCGACGGTGGCTGGCAACATGCAGCCCACCTACGTGACCGCCCGCACGGCTTCGACCAACACCACTGCCGTCACCTTCAATGAGGCCAACAAGTACGCCACGCTCGCTTCGGCGGTCCTGACTGTGTACAAGGCTTGCGATGTCAACGGCGCTTACGCCGCTGGCTACAGCAAGGGCATCATCCTGGATGGCTGGAACACCGATCAGCCCCCGCAGGCTGGTCAGTTGGTTGCGTTCAACACCGGCAGCAACCGCCGGACCTACACCGTCATCAACAGCGAGCTTACCGCCGCTGGCGAGCAGACTGTGTACCTGGATCGGCCGCTCGAAGTCGCCCTGGCGAACAACGACCTGGCCTTCCCCGGTCCCTACGGTAGCTTCAACTGGGCGCTGCACCGCGAGGCCATTGCCCTCGTGAGCCGTCCGTTGGCCATGCCGAACAACCGCATGGGCGTGATGAGCCAAGTTGGTGTCCACAACGACATCAGCATGCGCGTCAGCATGCAGTACGACATCAGCGCCGGTGGCACCATCGTCAATCTCGACCTGCTCTGCGGTGTCGCGGTTCTCGATAGCCGTCTGTGCGTGCCGCTGCTTGGTTAATCCAAGGCAGTAGCCTTCATCGGGCTGCCCGGTCCAACCGGGCCGGGCAGCCTTTCTTTTTATCTCCGAGGGGAACATGCCCACGATTCTAGCAGTGGGTGAGTTTGGAGATGCGGTCGCACTGGTGAAACAGTTTGGCCCCTTCTTTCTCGCCGTAGTTTTCTTTCTGTGGCGGGACTGGCAGCGTGAAAACCGCCTCTCCAAACGCATCGACGAGCTAGAAGACGAGCATCGTCAAGTGCTTCTACCACTTGTCAAAGAGTCTTCGGCTTGCATCGCAACCAACACGCACGTGTTGGAACGCATCGAGAAATACCTTGACCGTTTGTAGGAACATTGCATGCAACCGCCTATCAACAGAAATCTCAACCAGCGGATTCGCATGGCGCTCTACGCTCTCAAGCGGGACTACGGAGCACCAATCGACATCTACAAGCTGGTCAGCAGTTCAACCGACGTGCGGACAGGGGTGAAGTCAGTCACCAAAACTGTCACTCATGTGCGTCGGGCAATTGTAGTCCCATCAAGAATTGATCGTATCGCTCAGCAAACGATCTCCCTTATCTCAGCGAACAAACAGTTCGTTACCGGCGGCACTTGGGACGCGAGTCAGCGCGAATTCATCATCGACCGCCGAGACGTGCCAGTTCTTCCAGAACTCACTGCGGATGATTGGATTGTTTACAACAGCCGCAAGTATCAGGTCCGACAGATTGAAGCATTCGAGGTTGACGCCGGGTGGGTGATTGTCGCCCGCGAATTGGTAGGCGAAGTCCCCGAACAAATCTTTGATCTCTCAGCGGAATCACATCTTTCACTTACAGATGCCGCCGAGCTAACGGCATAGGAGCAACCATGCCGGCGAACCCTAACTGGGCACGATGGATTTTCGCTTCCGTGGCAGACACGCTCAAAGCGGTCGCCACCGACATTGACTTGCCGGTGCTCGTAGAGCACTTCGATGAGCGCACAGCCGCCTTCGAGCAAGCCACCGACAAAGTGGAAATTCGCATCACGGGACCGTTCACTCAGGAACTGTCTCACAACTACCACCGCATCTGGGTTGATGCGAACGTGCTTCTCACAAGCCGCTACGACGGCGCGAAGAAGAACCCGTTCAACATCATCAAGTACGCGGGTTTGTTTCACGAGGCTATGGCGGCCCCGATTCCTGTTTGGAATTTCGGGAACGAGCCAGGCGACTACCAGGATGGAAATGTGGATAGCCAGGTATTTCTTGGCTGCCTCGAACCTCGGCCTGGGAAGAACGACAGCATTCGAGTCTTGCACTTCGGACAGATGGACAAGACCGACAAGATCAAACAGACGGCCGTGGATGCACGGTATGTCATCTACCTCAACGAATAATAGCAGGAGATACGAATGGCTCGTATTGAATTGCGAGACGCCGTTATCAAGATCAAAGACGGTCTTGCTGGAACGGCGCTCATCAACGAGAGCATGGCGATGTCGGGCGATACTGACCTGACCATCGACACTGTTTCTCTCAACACCACGGATACCGATCTGGTTCCCGTTGGTGCGCGTTTCACTGTGCAAGGCGAGACCGCGAGCACGACTGTTCACACTGTTACCCAACGCACGGGTAACCCGGTGACGAACATTGTCTTCACGCCCGCTCTCACCGCCGGCACCTATAGCAACAACAACGTCCTCACGTTCACCAGCCAAGAAGTCGAGATCAAAGTCGGCGATGGCGATGTGACCTACACGGAATCGAACGAGTACAACTACGATCTTGATCGTGGTGATCTTGACACCGTGCGCGAGGGCAACCAAGTCCCGATGGATGTGTCGTTCGACATTGTGTACGAACACATCACCACGGGCACGAATGAGACCATCTCTCCAATGGATGCTCTCAAGCGGAAGGGTGGGGCCACTGAATGGGTCTCCAGTGCGAGCGATCTCTGCGAGCCTTACGCCGTGGATGTCGAAGTCACGCACGCTTCGCCTTGCGGCACTTCGCAAGACGAGACCACGACCTTCCCCGACTTCCGTAGCGAGTCGCGCGAGATCAGTTTCGCCGATTCGGTCATCTCTGTCTCTGGCCGCTGCAATGCCGTCGAACCCATCGTGGCCCGCAGCTAAGGAGATATAAATGGCACGGATTGAGCTTCGAGACGCCATCGTGCGTTTCAAGGATGGTTTTGGAGGGAGCGGCCTAGTCGATGACACGGCAATTGCTGGCGGCAACGACAGCTTGTCCATCGACACGCTCACCGGCCTAACCAACAGTGTGACGCTGGTCCCTGTCGGGGCACGCTTCACAATCAACACGGTTGCGGACACGGTGTTCACCGTGACCGAATCAACTGCGAACGAGATTCAGCGGCTGACGATTGACGCTACTAGCGGCAACTTCACCCTAGACTTCGACGGCGAAGAGACCGCCAACATCTTGTTCAACGCGAATGCTGCCGCGATCCAAGCAGCGCTGGTTGCTCTGTCCAACATTGGACCGAGCGACGTGGTTGTCACCCTTGTGAGTGGCAGCATCTTCGACATCGAGTTCACTGGAGTCTATGAAGGACTCGACGTGGCCTTGATTATTGCAACGGACGTGGACCTTTCCGGCGGTGGCGACACCGTGGGCGTGGTTCTCCGCGAGCCGGCTGCCAGCACGAACTACATCGAGTTCACCCCTGTCTTGGACGGCGGCGATCTGCCGGCGAACAACGACACGATCACGTTCCTGCCTCAGCAGATCGAAATCAAGGTGGGCGATGGCGATGTGACCTACACGGAATCAAACGAGTACAACTACGATCTTGATCGTGGCGATCTCGATACCGTCCGTGAAGGCAACCAAGTGCCGATGGATGTCGCGCTCGACATTGTGTACGAGCACATCACGACTGGCACCAGTGAAACCGTTTCGCCGATGGACGCCTTGAAGAAGAAGGGCGGAGCGTCGGGATGGTTTAGCTCAGCTTCGGATCAATGCGAACCCTACGCCATTGATGTTGAGATTGAGCATGCGTCTCCCTGCGGAACTTCGCAGGACGAGATTACGGTGTTCCCAGACTTCCGCAGTGAGTCCCGTGAAGTCAGCTTCTCGGATGCGGTGATCTCTGTCTCTGGTCGCTGCAATGCGGTCGAGCCGATTGTGACTCGCGTCTAAACAGTTCTCAGTCAGTTCATAGCCGGGCTGACGCTCTGCGCCAGCCCGGCTTCTCTTAACTATGCGAGGGAGAAATCGCAATGAAGATTGGTGGAGTTGATCCGAAGACTTTGACCCCGGAGTACACGCTTGTTCTTCCGCGTGGCGAGTCTGTCATCGTATTCAAAGCTCGTGGTCTGAAAGATTACGACGAGTTCAACAAGCTGTGCCCTGAGCCGTCCGTGCCCCGGAAGCTCACGAAGGACGGCTACGTTGATGACCTCAAGAACACAAACTACACGATTGATCGTGCCAGCTACGAGAAGCGACGGCTGGCTTACATGATCGTCAAGTCACTGGAACCATCGGCCATCGAGTGGGAGACAGTGAACATCGACGTTCCCGGAACGTGGGCAAATTGGGAAGTCGATCTCAAGAACTCGGAATTCTCGCAAGTCGAGATGAACCGAGTTGTCGGCCTTGTCCTCGAAGCGAACTGCCTTGACGAACTCAAGCTCAAGCAGGCCCGCGATGTTTTTCTACGTGGTCCTCAGCCGGGGTCGGCCGCATCAAGTGGCCAGACTACCGAACCGGAGAATACGCCGTCTGGCGTGCCTGCGTAAGGCTAGGCATTCTCCCGCCCAACGTGAATCCACGTTGGGACGAAAACGGCCCAATGACTCAGGCCATGATCGTCGCCTTCGATCAGATCACGACGAACGACGAAATGGAGCATGAGGCTCGAATGCTTGGGGCAGGGAAGCCCTCGGCCAAGAAAGCATAAGGGCTGTGGACCATGAAATTCACGGGCAAGTTCAAAGCACCACGACTGGCGCTCAAGCAATACCAAAAGCGCCTTGCTCAACAACTCAACACAGCCATCGCGGAAGCGACGGCTGAATGGTTGGGCGCAGTAGTAGATCGGGTGCCGGTGTGGAGTGGTGCATCACGCGCTACGTTCCTGCCGCTCGCCCGCGCAATCGACTACTCGTTGACCATTCAACCCTCCGTATTCGCAGGGCGGAATCGAGTCAACCTCGGCTTGTCACGATCAGACGGCGTAGTCGTATCTGATCCTGCCGCCGGCAAGTTCTTCATGCACTACGAGACGAGCTTACCGCATCTGATCTGGAACGAGTTTCACAACGCAAACATCGACCCCGATCCTACTAAGTTCCGCGACGTGGACCTTATTGACCCAGGCCCTTACGAGTTTCAAAAGCTCGGCCAGGAAGCCTTCGAGCGTTACGCGGCAGGCGTCTCTCTGCCTGATCCGTATCTTTCTCTTCGCGTCAGAACAATCCGGGTGAAGTAGATGGCTGATATTACCCAGACACTCGGCTTTGACGCCGGGCAGGCTCTGGCTGCGCTCCAGCAGCTAGACGGCAGCCTTGCCACGTTCGAGGCACGGCTGCAAAGCACGGCGACTGCGCTCAATACCTTCAAGACAGGTGGGCGTGGCATCGCTGGTGGCTTCACGAGAATTGGTAACGCCGCTGGTACAGCAACCACGGCACTCAATTCATTCCATCAAGCGGCTGCGGCAGCGAACCAAGCGGCGGTCCCACAGACGCCCGCTAACATCCAGGCGCTCATCCAAACGCTCACTCAGGTTCAAAGTAGCCTGAACGGACTGGTTGGATCGGCGAACAAAGCACAAGCCGCGATCAACAAGCTCGCGACAAGCTCTGGACAGAATCTGAAAGCAGCCCAAGGGGCGGCCTCCAAACTGGTAGTCACCTTCGGCACGCTGGCACGAGTCGTACAGACTCAGTTGATTGTGCGTGCCCTCTCGACCCTGCGCAGCGGACTAGAAGATTCAGTCGGCCAGGCAATTAAGTTCGAGACGCAACTAGCTCAGATTCAAACGATTGGCGGGCAGACAGTTGGCAGCTTGGGCGCAATCGGCGCACAAGTCCGAGCACTCAGCGAAGAGTTCGCTCAGCCGATTGAAGACGTAGCCCAAGGCTTCTATGACATCTTGTCGAATCAGATCGGCAACGCCGCTGATTCGGCCCTGGTGCTCCGTGAGTCCTTGCTGCTCTCCAAGGTCGCTGTGTCGAGCACGGCCGATGCCGCGAATGCTCTGTCGAGCATCATCAACAGCTACAACCTGAACGCCTCCGACGCTGCCGACATTAGCGGCAAGCTGTTCGCTGCGGTGGATGTCGGGCGATTCGTGCTTAGCGACATCGCGAACACCATCGGTCGAGTGACAACGCTCGGTGCTGAGATGGGCGTCACGCTGGACGAAGTGCTCGCCTCTCTCTCGACGTTGACGATCAACGGTGTCAAGGCTGACGAAGCCATGACGCTCTTGTCGAATGCGATGCGTGGTCTGCTCAAGCCGACAAAGGCTATGCAGGCGGCGTTCGCCGAACTCAACGTCGATAGCGCCGAGATCGGTATTGCCACCTTCGGCTTCCAAGGCTTCCTAGAGAAGTTGCGGGAGACGACGAATGGCACCGCCTCGGAGATCACCCAACTCACTGAGAACATCCGCGTGGGTCGCGGAGTGTTCGGCTTGACCGGAAAGGCCGCCGAACAATACCAGAAGGCCCTCGAAGAGATCAGAAAGAGCGGCGCGCAAAACGCTCGCGAGAAGTCGGCTCTGATCCTGGAGACCAATGCTCAGCAAGTCCAGAAGGAATTTACCGAGCTTCGCAACCTGTTGGTTGTGGACTTCGGTCAGAAGGCTCTGCCTGTCATCAAAGAACTCTTCGACGCCTTCGGTGTCGAAGGGAAGACTGGAATCCTGGCGGTCACTGACTCCCTATTGTTCTTCCTTAGCTCACTTGCAAAGGCACAGAAGGAAGCCTCCGAGTTTTGGGGTCCGATCATCACGGGGGCCTTGCGGTTTTCAGACATCATCACACTTGGAATCATTCCAGGTCTCGGTGAGTTGAACGATGCGCTCACTGGCAACGCACTGAGCGTTGACCAAATCCGGCGCAAGCAGGAAGTGCAGTTCAATGAGTTCAGCAAGAACGTCGATCAAGAGGCCGCGCTGCTCTTGATCGCTGAGAAGAAGAAACAAACCTCTCGGCAAGAAACGATTGACATTGCGTTCAAGTCACAACTTGAACTCGCTGCTCAAGTCGATGCGATCTACAAGAAGGATCGCGACAGTGCCGTTGCTGCCCAGAAGCAAATCACGGATCGCATCAAGGGCCAATTGAAAGAGCGGCTCTCGTTGATCGAGAAGGTCATCAACGAGCTTGAGAAGAAGCAGCAAGACTCGCAGCGAATCGTTGATAAGAATCGCAAAGAGAGTGCTGACCTCTTCCTCAAGGGCGAAGAGAAGTTCTTTGACCGACGCATTCGGTTTTTCAGCGAAGAGCAAAAAGCTGTTCTTGATATTCAGCGGTCACAGGAACTGAGTCGCCGAGCGTCCGACCTTGCGAACAAGCAGGACTTCGAGGGCGCAGACGAGCTTCTCCAGAACGCAGACGCCCGCGCCAATGCGGCCTTGGAACTCGCAGACAACCGGCTCAAGGAAGCGAAGAGTTCCCAAGAGCAGTTCGACGCCCAACAGCAAATCCTGTCAGCAGAGAACGAGGTCAAGAGGGTTCTACAAGAACGCCTCAATCTGCGAGCACAAGAGAACAAGCTGGCAGAGGAACAAGCGGCTGCGGCTCAGAAGGAAATCGTTGCCCGTCGCGAACAGTTGAAAGACGCGAAGGAACTGATCGGTCAGATCACCAAGTTCCAAGTGCTCGCCAAGGATGAAGGCAAGAGCATTGGTGATCGAGAGACCGCGAAGAAAGCAATCGAGCCACTCGCAAAGCAGCTTGAAAGCGTCTTGAGTCGCGGCGATCTGAGCATCGAGCAATTTCTAGGTATCCAGGACTTCACAAAGAAGATTCGCGGTGACTTTGAAAGCGCACTCGATGGTCGGCCTGTCAGTTTGAACTTTGCCTTCCAAGAAGGCATCAACGACATCTTCAACAAGCTGAACGGACATCGCGTCGAGATCACTGGACTTATCAACAAGCTCGAACTGTCGAGCGAAGCGAAGTTCAGCGAAGTGACCGGAGCGAAGGAGATTCGCAAGGCATTAGTCGATAAGAAAAACGAACTCGGCAAAGCCATCAACGATCTCTCCGGCATCCCGCAGAGCGAAGCGAATCTCAAGAAGACTCGCGAGCGGGCTGGCAAACTAGCTTTAGACCCCTCGCTGGAAAATGCCAATAAGTTTCTCAGGGGCGATCTGACTGATGTTCAGGCTGAGGCCGAGAAGGCAATTCAAGGCCAGGCGAACATCCTCGAAGTCCTGATCGACCACTTCCTGACGGCTCGGAAAGAGATGCAGGCGGAGGCTCAAACCCTCACGGGCGAAGAGAATCAGGTCAAGCGCGATACGCTTGTCACAGGTGCCGAAACTCTGTTCACGCTAGTCGGCACTCTCAAAGAGTTGCAAGAGGGCGCGATCAAGCTCCAGGCTCTCAAGAACTCTGAGTCCCAGGTAAACGCCGCTATCAACCAGAATCAGGCCGTTGGCCTGGGCGCTGAGTTTGATAAGACGAAGCTTGCGGAGAATCAGCAAGCGGCCATCGACAAAGCGAAAGAACTCAATGTGCAGACGGCTGGTGTTGGCACGGCTGCCATCGCCGGCGCTGCGGCGGCGGCTCAGCCGCTTGACGGTTTGAAGGGCAAGCTGGACGCTGCGGCAACTTCTGCTGCTCGACTGAAAGCGATCCTGAATGACATCAACGCTCCCGACATTGAAGAACCCGATTTCGAGTTCGACATGCGGGGTGGAGTGATTCGTGGATTCAATCGTGGTGGTCGGATCAACAGTCGCTACTTCGCCAAGGGCGGACTCGCTCGTGGCACCGACACAATTCCAACGATGCTTGGCTCTGGCGAAACAGTCGTCGATGCCAAGAACAGTTCTCGCTTCTTCTCTCAACTCCAAGCAATTCGTGCTGGTGTGACGCCCAACTTCGACCGAAGTCCAGGCGTGACCCATCACAACACCACTGTGGGTGACATCATCATCCAGGGCGCTCAGCAACCTAACAAGGTTGCACGAGAAGTCATGTCTGCGATCAAGCGTGAGCAACGTCGCAACACGAGCCGCCTGTAACTGAGTGGCCGCAACGTGTGGCCCTCTTCTTTTGCCGCCGGCTCAGGCGGTCGCGCATTCATCTCTTTGGGGAGACCCTATGGCTGACGTTAAGACTCATATTCCACTCCGAGGTAAATTCCGCGTCGAGCACTGGCGTGAAGGCAAGTTGCTCCGCGTGCATGAATTTCCCAACGGCATCACAACCGAAGGCAAGAACCGCTTGCTCGATGTGATGTTCCACGGCACCACTGCCCACGGCACGTGGTATCTGGGACTCATCGACAACGCGAGCTTTACCGCGTTGGCCGCTGCCGACAACTACGACAACATCAACCAGGCCGGCAACGGTTGGGATGAGTTCGATGACTACACTGACGCCAACAACGCCAGTAGCGCGGTCACTCGGCCTACATGGGCTGAGGGTGCTGCGGCGAGTTCTTCGATTACCAACTCCACTGCTGCCATCTACGACATCACCGCGACTGGGACGGTGAAAGGAATCTTCGCTGTAGCAGGCACGAATGCTCAGACGAAGAACGATCACACTGCTGGAACCGCGCACGCCCTCTGGGCCACGGCGTTGTTCAATCAGGGTGACCAAGCCGTGAATAACGGTGACCAACTTCGCGTCACATACACGGTGAGTGCATAACTCCCTCGCCAAGGCCGGGTGTGGGTGCAAGCCCCGCCCGGCCTTGTTTTCTATATGGAGGGTGCAATGAGCGTAAGAGACTTTGACGGCTTCGAGAGCTATGGCACCACTGGTGCTGTCGCCAGTTACTTTGGCAACCGTTATACGTGGTACGACACTCCGGGTGGCGATCAAGTCCCATTCTACAACAACCTGGAAGTTGCCACCGGCAGACTTGCAGGCTTCGGTGTCAAGAATGGTGCAAGTGCGGCAGCCTGCTATTTCCGCTTGCAGAAGTCAGGCCCGTTCGCAGACGGCAATGTCACGGTTGGCTTCGCGTGCAAAATCGGCGGTGAGCATAAGTTCTTCACCCTTATCGAACTGGCACTCGAAGACGACTTTGATTTCGTAGAGGCCGAGAACTTCAATCTCCGCACAGAAGCTGACGGGAACATTTCGGTCTATTTCCAGAACTCATTGCTCGACACGACTACCGGCATTGATCTGGACGACAGCGACTGGCACTACATTGAGTTCAACGCCAAGTGTCATCCCAGTGCTGGTTCATACCAATTGATCGTCGATGGCGTAACTGCATTGTCGGACACGGGTCTCGATAGTCAAGTCTTCCCCGATGCCGGTCACTTCATTGAAGGCCGATACGAGGGAATGGAATGGGGCAATCAGGACGATACCGATCCCGATTATCAGTTCGACGATATGTACATCACGCTGGACGATGCGTCTGGCTTGAATGACGGTGTGCTAGGTCCACGAGTTGTGGAAGCGATCACTCCCAATGCGGACGGTGACACCACTGACTGGACTCCAAGCACGGGAACCGATAACTACGCGCTGGTTGATGAGAATCCGCCAAACGACGACACCGACTACAACGAGGCAGCCGACTCCAGCAACGTCACAGACTTGTACCAATACACGAGTCTTTCAACAATCGTTGGTGCGGTGAATGCGGTGATGATTCTCACCACACTGAAACATGACACAAGCATCGGTTTCTACGACACGCTCTGGAAAGAAAACGGCACACAAGACGATGACAGCGGCCCAAGCATCTCCACTGATTACGAACAGCGCCCGGTACTCGTAGAGCAAAGTCCTGACGGTCCTACGAACTGGACGGTCTCACGAGTAAACGGCGCACAATTCGGGATCAAGGAGGACGGCTAATGTCAGCTATTCGCATTACTCGTCAGATCGTTGAAGTTCTCGGTAAAGACCCGACCTTTCCAACGTTGGTCGATGCCAGCAGTCCGATTAGTCTTACGTCAACCGCCAGCGTCGGTTTCACGAAGTCGATCTCGGCAACCAGTACAATCGCGCTCACGCAAACTGCGTCGGTCAAGGGCACAAAGAATCTTAGTGCATTAAGCGAGGTCACCCGGCAAGAGCTTGATCCTGAGACGCTGGAAATCATTGAAGTCGGCCTCAGCCAGAATGTGGGTCTCGGCCTCACGGTATCCAAGAGCATCGTCGATTCGATCCCGCTAACGCAGGACGCGGACGGCGTTCGCTATGATGCCGACGCAGAGATTCTCACTGCTGACAGCACGATCTCACTGGCTCACTCGTCATTGATCGTTGAAGAGCCGTTGGGAGATTCTGTCATCACGGTGACTGACTCGGCCGACGTGATGGTGGTTAAGCCACTCTACAGCACGTTGGAACTGACGCATGAAGCGTCGGTCAGTGGCACCTGGGCGCGATCTGCGGAGAGCGAGATCGAGCTTACTCAATCGGTTGGCATGGTGTATATCCCCGGCGGCGGGGTCAAGCTGTGCGAATCTGACATCGACCTAGATGGCCCGTACACTGGTGTCACTTCTCCCTTCGCCCTGATCTATCCAGCCACGGGCGGGGCGACTGATACCGTCGAGTTGAAAGCCCCAAATCTTGGCAATCGAGATCGGCTCAGCTTCGACAAGATCAATGAAGAGACAAGAGGCGGCACGTTGATCGTGTTCGCTGATCCCATCTGGCCAAAGGTGCAAACCCTGGCGCTAACCTTCTCTGGCCTCACGTCAGCGGAAGGCCAAGAGCTTCTCCGATTCATGCAAGAGCATCTCGGCGAAGAGATCAGGCTAAGCGACTGGGAGCAACGAGTCTGGCGCGGAATCATCACAACCCCAAACGAACCACTCGTTCAAGACGGGCCAGGATGTCAATTCACCGCCAGCTTTGAATTTGAAGGCGAACTGACAACCCCACCGTAAGCGAGGCGAGCATGTTCACGTTTGAAGCGCCCGCTTCGGGCGTTGTCACAACGGTGTTTCTACCGAACCCGTTGTTCAGCGACACCGAGTCCCTCACGGACACGGTACAAGTCAAGCGTGCAATGGATGGCACGCTCTACAGCTACATCAAGACGAAGAATGGCCGCAGGCGTCTTCAATGGACCTTTCGGACAACGCGGAACAAGGGATTGGAATTCCGCGCCTTCCTCTTGACGTATTTTGCTTCCAAGGTTCGAGCAACGGACCACAACGGCCGCGTGTGGGTGGGCAACTTCACCAACAACCCGTTTGAGTTCGACACGACAAGTCGTGCGGCACCGGCTATCTCGCCGATGCCCAGAGGCGAGACCCAGGAAATCACGATTGAGTTCGAGGGAGTGGAGCAATGAGAGACATTTCGGTGACCTCGTTGGCCGAGATCGCCATGAAGACTGGCACTGAGCCAATCAACATCTTGGCGATCCAGTGGGTGGATGGTGGAAGCCTTGACCAATATGCCGACCGCGATCTCGCAGGCGGGATCAAGGGCAAGATCAAATTCCTTAGCGAGCTAGACGCAGTAATCAATGTGTCTGGTGGCGGGCAATCTCAGGCAATTGAAGTCACTCTCGATGACACCGATGGCTCGATCAAAGCCATCCTCGATGCCAACGACATCCATAAGCGTCCGTGCTATATCTACCAATGGTTCGAGGGCCTGGACCTGACCGAGAAGTTTCTGATCTTCCAGGGTCAGGTGTCTAGCCCGATCACCTGGAACGAATCTGGACGCCAGGTCTCGTTCACCGTGATCTCAAAACTCGAAGACCGTGAAGTCGGCTTCTCGGCCGAGGACGGAGCATTCGAGGCCATCCCGGAAGAGATTGTTGGCCAACCCTGGCCAATGATCTTCGGCACTGCGTTGCATGTACCCGCACTCGCAATCAGTAAGCCACGGGTCGGAACGATCACGAGTGGTGCAGCCATCCGTGACTTCACGATCCCGCTCCAGATCGACGTGCTCGCTTTGCAAAGAGCGAACACGCTTTCGATTGCTTTGATTTTCCGCAACAACGCGGAGCACGCCGAAGAAACCGGCGACCTGGCGGCAAAGACCGACTTCCTGAATCGCAAGGCCCAAGCGGAGACGCGGGCCGGAGAGTTGCTCTTTCAAGCCGGCCAACTCCAGGATGCGCTCGACGAACAAATTCTCCAAGAGACATCGACGCTGACCATCCTCGGTGGCGAAGACTTCCCGCAAGGCACGTCGATCACACTCGACATCAACGGCGGGCTGTTCACTGGTTACTTCTCTGGCGTCAACGGAACGACCTTCCACATCACGGATAGGCAGCACCCAGAGTTCGGCAACATCGAGACGCCGTTTATCGAAGTGTTGTTCGTTACGAAGTCACCATCGACCGGGCCACTTGAACTTGTCGGCTATAGCGAAGAGGTCACTGGCGATAGCGCTGGATTCTTCTTTGCCCAAGCCGGCAGTCGCGTGAAGCTGGCCGGTGCTGAGCCGATTGACCACGTGGTATCCATTGTGCCCGGCGAAATCATCAGCGTACATGCGTACCGCGCCTTTGAAGGCGTTCGACGCCTGGTCACGGTGCCGCCGAACTACTACACGACACGCACGCAAAGCTTCGGTTCAATCAGCGCAGAGATGGTTCGCCTGGTGAAGCCGCTGTCGAACTACGAAGACGAAGGATGGGACGACGACATTTATGTCACGTTCGAGTCCGACGTTGGTCCGAACGTGGTTGACATCCTAGAGTATCTGATCGAGCAGTACACGCCGGAGTTGACAGTTGATGCCACGAGCTTCAACTACGTCAAGACACGCCAGGAAGAATACCCGGCAAACTTCGCTCTGCTCGAACGCAAGAATGTGGTCCAGGTATTAGAAGAGATTGCTCGGCAAGCCCGCTGCGCAATCTGGCTGACGGGAGACACGTTCTACCTTCGCTATTTGTCTGAGGAACCTTCGCCTACCGTGAGCATCGCGGAAAGCGATGTTGTGCCGAAGACAATGGAAGTCTTCCATACCAACACGGAAGACTTGGTGACGAAGTATGTGGCTGAGTGGCGTGAGCACTACGCCGTCGCTGAGCCGAACAAGGTAATCCTCAAGCACAACGTCAAGAAATACGGAACGCAGGAGCTTGTTGAAGACTACTACATCTACAACACGCAAGAGCTTGTCATCAAGAGTGCCACGTTCTGGCTCATTCGGATGGCGAACACTTGGAAGAAGATTCGCTTCTCGACCTACCTGACGAAGCTGCAACTGGAGACACTGGATTCTGTCGATCTCGACTTCACAAACACCTACGTTGCCAACGAGTCTGTCGTTGGAATCATTGAACAAGCCAACTACGATTCCGACAACAACCAGATCGCCTTTGAGATTTGGACGCCGGTAAAAGCCGGCACGATGGTCGCGTATGACTTTGCGTTCCCGGCCGACATCGACCAGACGCTTATCTTCCCGACTATCGAAGAGGAGTTCGCTGGTAATGCTGGTGGCGATGGTCCTGGCAAGGATGCTGACGGTGATCTCGGTAGCGGTACGATTGTGACAATCACTGGCTACCGCGCGAACCAAAGCTACGGCGACAAGAATCCTTCTGACACTGGTGATGTTGCTCCGCCACTCCCACCCATTGTCACCACAGGCGTATTCGATGTCACGAATCCCAACCTGACGAGTCCTGTCTTCCAGAAGAACGCTTCGTACAACCCCGGCGCATCTGCGACTGGTGGGTCAGTCATTGACATCCACACGACGATTATCAATGACTCGCTGACGAACAAGCAAGCCAAGCTCGACACGTTCTTCAAAGAGATCGGCACAGATTTGAAGCTGCACATGGACACCAACGCCGTAATCGACGATGGCACCAATGAAGGAACGTTTGACTTCTTCTATGACTCCGTGAACTCACCCAACAAGTGGGCCGCCGGACGTGCGAAACTCTTAGACGTGTAAGGGAGCGAAGGATGAAGCTGGCGAAGGAGAGCATTGATCGTTTCTTTGACTACGACATTCACGTCGAGAGTCGAACGATCTGGCTAGGTGATGACGAAGATGGCATCACGGAGAAAACATCGGAGCGTCTCGTGAAGGCGCTCCACATGCTGGCCAACGCCGCGCCCGACAGGGAGATCACTATCTTCCTGAATAGTCTGGGCGGCTGTTGGTTCAATGGCATGGCAATCTACGATGCGATTCGGGCCTGCCCATGCCCGATCACTTGCTACATCATCGGCGCTGCGATGTCGATGGGTAGCATCATTGCACAGGCATGCGACCAGCGTCTGATCTATCCGAACGCAACCATGATGGTCCACGACGGGTACGAGACACGGGTCGATGACATCCCACGGACGTTTCAGAACTGGGCGGACTACTCGAAGCACACCCAGAAGAAGATGTACGAAATCTATGCTGAGCGGTCTGGACGGCCAGTGACCTTCTGGCGGAAGAAGTGTTCGGCCGATCTCATCCTGACAGCGGCCGAGGCCAGGGAGCTTGGCCTGGTCGATGCGATCTTCGGAGAGCCAGCATGATTTTTACGCTCGATGATTGGAATGGCCTCATCACTGACATCAATGCCTTGGCCGTTGACCCGCCGGCTGGCTGCTCGGCCGTGGCTACCTTGCCACTAGCCGTTGATCCCCACATCTTCAAGAAGACGGACATTACCAGTGCGCGTGCCACGCTCTTGCAGCTATGCTATGAGAATGCGTTTCCGTCGCCCCTGGTAATCTGGCTTCAAGATAACATCGACGAAATCGAAGCTGCGATTGCCACAGGATGGTGCAACTGCGATTGCGATAATTGTGATGCACTCTATGCGGGCATCTGCGCGATCAGCGATCTCGCGAGTCTGGATCGTGAACGGTTCCCCGACATTAGCTGCACCAATCCTGAGAACGAAGCCGGCGCTCACAAGATCAGCGGTCATAGACACTGGACCGTAACCTGGCACGAAGCTACGGAAGTCACGCGAGTTGAGTTCGCGGACGTGGATTGTGAAGGTACAGGAACGTTCGGAACACTGCCGTTCGATGTGGGGATCGTGGACGACGATAACTCAGGCAGCGATCAGCGGACGAAGATATTCTATACAAACAACGAGGCACGCGCTCGGCTGGTGTATGACGTAGTTACGCGAGCGCTCGCTTCGCCCTGTGCGATTGTGGGCTTTCCTTGGGTGACGCCGTTCTTCGCTGCACCAACAATCGCTTTGGAAAACACCATCTTTCCCACTTTCATTGACCAAGAGTATTTCCACAGAAGCAATAACTGCTTCGGAAGCAATCCGTTTCCGTTCTCAATCTTTGATGCAGTCGATTGCTAAAACGAAAAAGGCCCGCCTGGATTCCAGGCGGGCCTTTTGGCGTTTACAGGATGTCCATCATCAACATTGCCCGGTACACTTCCGTCTCTGCGATGGCATCACAGAGAGCGTCGTGTGGATTCGGGTTGTGGACGTTGAAGCGGTTGCACAGAGCACCGAGGCCAACCTTGGGAAAGAGTGGCGTCAGTCCGGCGAATGCTGCCTTGTCGTTCATGTGAATGGCGGTCAGCATCGCGTCACGAGCATGGCTATGGAATAGCTGCTGCGCGAGATCGACGCCTAGCCAGGCTTCTAGGAACTTGGACTCGAAGGCCCAGTTGTGGGCCAGCGGTACAAGACATTTGCCAAAGGGCAGATCGAGGCTGGCGACCCACGCCGTCAGCAGATCGGCTACCTTGCCCGGCTCTGGAGCGTGGAGAAGTAAATCCTCCATGCTGATGCCGTGAACGAAGCCTGCCTTGTGTTCTTGACGTTCGGGATAGTTGGGCTTGATTGTGGTGTAGAACGGTCGCACGCCTTCCAGCGGGCGAATGTCAGAGTTGAGTGGCACCACGGCGATTTGAATCGGCTCGTGGAAACCGGCACGACGGCCGGTGGTCTCCAGATCAACAGATGCCAGGAGGTTGCCGTTTAGATTGACCAAGCCCGAATAGGTCTTGGTCATGCGGCAATTGCCTCCCACGGCTCGATGACTTCCACTTCTAGCGCTCGACGCATGACGCCTGGCCCGCGTTCCGGCTTGCAGCCTTCATCGCAAAGCCATCTCGCATACATCTCACCCCATCGGCGAAGTTCTTCAATGTCGCCAGTTTCGCCGAAGATATTATCCCAACCGTCGAAGTTGAGTAGCTCCCGATCCGGCTTGTTCTTCCCAGGCCCATAGCCTGGTCGAACGATCTTGATTAGTTCACCGCCGACTTCCTTAACGGCCGCCGCCTCGTTGTAGAAGCGCGTGTCGGGGATCAGCACTATGTCCAAACCGAGATCGCTCTTGAGCACATAGTCGAGCCACGTGCGTTCATAGACCTTCTCGCGGACTGCCGCCGTGCCCATGTCGATCCAAATCTGGCGCGGACTTTTGCCGACTGCCGGCAGCACGACTTCGCGTAGGCTTGCGCCGGGTTCCGTTTCGTAGAACTCAAGCTCTCGCAGGCCCGCCCAAGCATAAAGCTGGTGACATACGTCCTTGAGCTTCATCGCCCACGGCACCTTCCCGACGCGAATATCAGGATTCAGGTGTCGAACGTTGGCGATCACTGAGTTTGCGAACGTGTCTTTGCCAACACGGGCATAATGCCCGATGGCGATAACTTTCATTCTTGCTCCTCCAGTAGTTGTATGAAGTCTCCGCCGTACTTTCGTAGGAGGGACTCTTCGTCTTCTGGCCACTGGTCAAGCTCGATCTCCACAACCAGTTCCGCGCCTTGCACGGAACGAGAGACCGGGCCGACCACCCGATAGATACCGACGCGCATTTATTCCTTCCTCGTCAACCAACCATCGACCACAATCCAAGGTCGCACGTCAGCCGGAGCCTTTTGCTCCCATGAGAGATTGCCGATCATTCGCTTGTTGTCCGTGTACGCCCCATACGGGAAGCGACGGCGGACTTCTTCGATTACCACGCTCTTCTTCCACTCGTAGCGCTTCTCGGCAGGTAGCCACTCTTGGAACTTCTGGAAGAACTTACTGAACTCGACCATCTCGCCCGGTACTTCGTGCAACTCGGCAAGGAAATTGTCCAAAGCACTGCGGTTCATTTCCTCGGCGTGCTCTTTGTTTCGAGTCTTGATTGCTGGAAGCAAGAGGCGGCTGTGAGGCGAGGGCAGAGTCAGGTCCATGATCGTCCGCATGAAGTGCGAAGCTTCCTCTTCGAGCTTCGACATCAGGTGTCGTTTGGGAATCTCGTCGCCGGGCAGAAGGTCGGGCACGAAGAGCACGCAGATGCGTGTGTCACCAGGCGGGATCGGGCAGGCTTTCAACTCATTGGCAACGTGAATGATGTGGAGCGTGTTCGGCTGCGAGTACGCATCCGTCCGCATCTTCCTGATCCACAGCACGGGGCTGGTCACCCAATCCTTGAGCTTGTTGTAGGCCGATGCGCCGGCGGTCGAGATGTCTTTCTCTTCGACGTAGGCCAGCACGCAGTTCGCAAGCTCGCCGTTGAAGTCTCCCGTATTCGTGAGTGCCCGGTCGGCTGATGCCACGCCCTTTGTCATCAGCAATGCGATTGCCTCATGCAAGATCGACTTGCCGCTATTCTGATTCCCATACAGGAATAAGTAGGGCAACGGATGGAACGGCTCTTTGAGGAGTGAAGCGGTCCAGTACAGAAGGTAATCGGCACCGTTCTTGATGTTGTTCTCGTGGCACCACTCGTCGCGGCGCACAGCGGCATCGAGGTCTTGGCCACAATGCTTGAAGATGCGATCCCAGTGCGGATGGAATGGGGCCTCATCGTCACTCAGATTGGCGGGCTGGAAGCGATACTGAGCCGCATCGAGGTTCCACTGGCGGTCGCCGGGGTACTCTGCCTGGAAAGGCAGGTTCACCAGCTTCCATGATTTGCCGATGGTGCTTCCAAGGATGAGTTCGACTTCTGGCTTCGTGTTACCTAGCGTCAGGAGGCGCAGCTTCACCTTCTCGGTCGAGAAGCGTTGCCAGCCACCGTCCGTGCTACGCAGATACCAGCCAGCGTCCTCGCGTGACGGCGTGATGAGTTGGCGGATAATGTTGTCGTACTCAGCGAAGCCGGCATCCTCTTTCTTCGTGTCCGTTTGGACCTCGAAAACTTTGACCCACTTGCCTTTCTTGCTTAGCCATCCGTCAATGTCACCGCGATCACGATCCTTCTCACGCTTGAGGATTTGCATCACCAGGCGGCCGTCCTTGTGCGGCTTGAGGACCGCTCGTCGGCTCTTGAGCTTCTCTGGGAACGTGATCTTCTGTCCGAGAACCTCGGCAGCTTTCACGGCATCTTCGACGTTCTTGAATGCAAAGCCCCCGACATCCGGGTCTTCCTTCCCACCGAGCGACTTGGCGGCGACGGCTAGGTTTGGCCGCCTGTTGAAGAAACATTCCGTCCAGCCCTCTTTGTCCTGATTCCAGGTCTCGGCCTCATTGATGCCAGGAGAGAAGCGATAGACTCGCCAGCCGCCATGTTCCAAAGGGAACATGAAGCAATTTGGTGTGCCGGGGTCTTTACCGTTGGAGATCGTCTTGAAGACGCCGACCAGTTCAAGCTCCTCGGCTTGCTCACTCATCAACTTGGCCAGGGCGCAGGTATGCGTCTGGAGAAGATGGTGGTCGGGCACCCAGATCGCCGTGAAGCCTGACGACGCCAAGGCGTCCAGGACAGCCTTGTGCTTCTCGTCGAGCGGCACGATCTTGCGAGCGGACGCCAGCGCCTCGAACGGATCGAGATGCTCGTCTTTCATTTCGGTGTGGACGCGGACCTTGGCGCGGCGTCGAGTAACAACCTCGATGTGATCCCGCCAGTTAGTCGGCAGATCAGAGAGCGACAAAGTTTTCTCGGCCGACTTGATGAGCTTGAGACCCTCGTTGGCCTCGCTCATCTTGCGATGCCAAATCCACATATTGCCACCGCAGGCGTCGATCTGACTTGCAAAGTCAAACCCCGTCTCCGACGACATCATGCCGAGCACGGCTCGGCCGAGGGCCGCGTGCTCCGTGTGATTCGATGTTGGAATGCCGGCTTCGTCGAAGTACACGTAAAGGTGCAGACCGTTGCCGCCAGTGCTCTTACGCACTTCGACATACGGCAGACACTTTGCGGCTTCCTTGACTCGATCAAGCTCTTCATCACTGACGCCGATGCCCTTGGCATGGCCCACGATGGAGTCGAAGTCGAATCCGAGTGCGCGGCTCTTGCGTGCTGACCAATCCCATCCTGTCCAACCGATGCCTTCCGCGTGAAGGTCGAGTGGCCAGCGGAGTTCGTAGTCACGAAACTCTGGCGATGAGGATGCGTTCTTTGGAATGCGGATGTTGAACCACTCGTACACGCCATCTGTGTAGGTGTTCGGCTTCCCGTCAACACGTTCGCCGTTTCCGGCAGCGACGTTTATCTGTGTCTCCATGAATGGAGTCCAGCGGTCCAGGAGATCGGGACCGTTGTGACTGGCGCGGCGTGCGCGCAGGAAGTTCTGGATGGCTTCCGTAACCTTGGGCATGTGTACTCCAGAAGGGAGAGAAGACGCCACGATGGCGTGCTTGACTTGCTGGAGATACTAGAAGCAGAATGTTCGCCGGATTCCAACCTCGCGGCTGTCTAGCCGTTAGAACTAGCAGAATCGGTATCGGTTGTAGCGATGCGCCTAATTACTCCGGTCCTGTCGGACATACTGCGCAATGAATGAATTGATTCATTCTTCTATATTACCTCACGCACAAGAAAGTATAGAAGGCTAACATATATGCCGGTAATGTAGGCCGCCGTCTCGTTCATCTGGCACTACAGTCGTCACAGTCGTTACTGTCGGCACAATCCCTACAGGCTACGCATTCTTAGGCAATCTCTGCTTGCCGCGTTGGCCACGTTGGAATTCCTCAAGAATTCTGCTTCTAGTATTGGCAAGTAAGAACGGAGAACAGCCGCATGGACGACAAGGTTGCGTTCCTGCCCGTTGATCGTCTTTTAGAACCTAAGAGTCTGCTGCGGCTGGTTGATCGGAACTCACTCGACTACATGCAGATGCTGGACAGCATCCGCGAGTGGAAGGTGTTGAAGCCGATCCTCGTTAGACCGTCCTCGCAAGACGGGTACTACGAGATCATCGACGGTCTGTATCGCTATAGCTGTGCTAAGGATGCCGGCCTGGCAACAGTGCCCGCGCACATCAAGCACGGCGTCACAGACGACGACGTACTGATCCTGCAAATTCAGACGAACGCGATCTCGCCTGAAACAAAGCCGATGGAGTACGCCGAGCAGATGAAACGTCTGCTCGTGCGGAAACCGGACTTAACGGTGCGTGAATTGGCTCGCCTCATCCGCAAGTCAACCTCATGGATCAATGATCGCCTCGGATTGCTAAACCTTCGCAAAGAGTTGAAGCAAGTTGTGGAGCGCGGAGAAATCTCGCTCGCCAATGCTTACATGCTCGCGAAGATTCCCAAGTCGATGCAACTCGACTATGTGGACCAAGCGAAGACGATGCCAGGTAGAGCCTTCAAGGCGCTGGCCGCTGCTTGTGTAAAGCGATTCATGGAGGCGGTGCAACAGGGAAAGATGGATGCCTTCTATGCGGAGCAATTCTCTCCGCAGGCCCATCTCAGATCGCTAACGGACATCGAGAACGAGATCAGCAAGCAAGGGGTCGGAGCACTGGTTGCGGTGGGTGAGGGCTGCCAAACCGTGCTGGACGGCTTCTATGCGGGCCTGCGTTGGGCCTGCCATCTCGATAGAGCCAGCGTGCAGGAACAAGAAGCCACGATTCGTGGCCGGGAAAGGCAGGTGCTTGATGTATCTGCGCTAGACGAAAGTCCTAGCTAAATTTCCTCTCACATTGAAACAAGAACCCTCAAATTTCGGAAACCACACAAATGAGTAATGCTTTAGCCGTCCTTGATCCGAATCTTCTCCCTTCAACGCAACTCGGCACTGACGACCAGTTTGAGGAGGCCAGTCGTAGTACCGGCTTCCTCGGTCGCATGCAGTTGTACTCGAAGGGCCGTGCCATTGATGAGGGCCTGATTCCGCCGGGCAACTACGGTATCCCGGAGACAGACAAGAAGATCATCAACCTTGGCAAGGAGATCGACATCCTCCCGTTGGCCCGCCGCCTCAAGGCACTCGACATGAGTGACAAAGATGCGGTGATCGCGAACTACGATGCAACGAGTGACACGTTCCTCGACATTCAAGCGCGCAGCAAGGAAAGCGAATCGGGCTGCCAATGGGGCACCAGCTTCCTCGTCATTGAGCGAAGCACGAGACGGTTCCTGGAGTTCTTCTGCGGCACCAAGAGTGCCCGCCCTGTCGCTGGCGAAATCGCCTGGTACTGCCCGCTGAATCAAGCGGACATCGACCGCAAGGCTGCCAAGGGCGACGACGTGAGCAAGCTGTTCGTCCACGGTCCTCTGCCTTGCACCCTCAAGGTGCGGCTGGCCAAGGGCGGTAGCTTCTCGTGGCACGTGCCAGAGCCGCAAGAGTGCTCGATGCCCTTCACCAATCTCCCGAAGATGGAAACCATCATCGCGGAGATCAACAAGTTCGTCGCGGCGAAGACGGATGGCGATGAGACGGTCAAAGAGCCGGCCGGCAAGAAAGTCCGCGCTCGCTAGACCCATTTTGGCGGTCTAGTCCTTTTGCCGGACAGAGACTTCTACACCGTTCCGGGATTCGTCCCGGAGCGGTTCTACTTACACAACGAGGCACACATGCGATACGTCTTGATTTTTCTGGGCTTGCTCGCACTGCCTGGCTGCCATCTACAAATGGGCACGCAGCCGGCCAATCCGTATGGCATGCCCAAGCCGCCCACCACGCCGCCCTACGAGAAGCCGTACTACGAGCCTCACCCTGAGCCTCGATACGACTACTACCAGGGCCACGGCCCGCAGCCGGTTCATGTGCAGCCGGCCCCGCGCCCGTACCAGTATTGATGCTTGTCTGTCACGCGGGCGTTGCCGGCGTGACCCGACGCCGATGGTGTAACGGTTAGCACGCGGGAACGGGTTCGGTGCATGCGCCGATCAGCGTCTCCGGCGGATGCGGTTCGACTCCGCACGGTGTCCTTCTATGCGGCGTGGCCACGCCGCGATCTTCGGTGGAGTGGGCTGCGCCTTTCAAGCGGGGCCTGCCACCGTTTTCTTACACAGGATTTGCCATGAAGGTTTGGTCGTTGCGCCCATTGGACGAAGCACTTGGTCCGTGGGTTCCGTGGGAAGACAAGTGCTTTGGATTCGTGATCGCCGCTGAGGACGAAGCGACTGCTCGTGCTATGGCTGCCGGCGATCCTGGCGACGAGGGGGCGGATGCCTGGTTCGATCCTACGATGTCCTCTTGCATCGACATCTCTTCTAACCCACCGGCCGAAGCCACGGTCATCATGCGCGACTATGCGTCATAAAGGATAACGAATGCCTGTCGAAGCCGTGCTCATTCAACAGCCGGCAATCGACTTCACAACTCTTCTGACAATCAGTGGCCAAGCTCTCGGCCACAACATCGCCCGCGAGGCTGACACCAGTCACCGCAAGATGGCGGATGCTGAGAAGTTCCTGTCGTGCCTCTCAGCACTGCGGGATGAAGTCGTTGCACCAACTCCCAATCTTCTATCGCACGTCTCGTTCAGCGTCCTCTTGATCGCTGACAACTACGACCTACTAGACATCCTCGAATGCGCCTCCGGTATGCCGTTCGTGCGGGCTGAGACTACAGCCCCACAGGACATCGACCTGTGCGTCATCAGTGGAACGCTCCAGCAGTGGCGAGATGCCGTTGCCACGGGCACGTCCGAGTCAGTGTCGTCAAACGTGCGCCTCTGCTACTCAAAAATCCTTCTGCTGTTTGATCGCGTCGGCCTCTCGAACGTCTGGAAAGACTACGAGAAGCGCCCGTCCGCAGATCACAGCGGCTTCTACTTAGAGGACAAACGGCGTGTCTGAAATTCTCGATGTCAAACTCACTACTCGAACTTCAAGCGGAAGACTGATTCGTTCATCGGCCAAGATTGAATACAAGGACGGCCGCATCTACTTCGTCAAATCGCCCTTCTCGCTCAAAGACGAGATCAAGGCAATGCGGGGATCGCACTGGCACGGCCGGGAAGACGATTCCTACGAAGACTACCGGAAGATTTGGTCGGTCGATGACTGCCAACGCAATCGCTTCCAACTTGGCTTCCTCATGGAAGAGGATGTCTATGCCTGGTTCGACCGCGACCTGATCCAGCACACCTATGAAGGCACGACGCTCGATGGGCTGCCCAAAGAGTTGATGCCCCACCAGAAGGACTTGGCGGATAGCGGCCTGACCTATCACTTCCAACTGTGGGCTGCGGAGATGGGCGTCGGCAAGACGCTGGCCGCCCAGAAGGTGATTGAGAAGAGCGGCGCGAAGCTTTGGTATTGGATCGGACCCAAGTCGTCGATACCCAACATCAAGCGTGAGTTCCGCCGATGGGGCTTCAACTTCGATGGCCCAATCAAAGTCGAGTTCATCACCTACGAAGAACTCGTTCGTCGCGTTGACGATTGGAACTGGGAAAGCGACAAGCTTCCCCAAGGCGTGATCTTCGACGAGTCCAGCCGCCTCAAGGGCGCTACGAGTCAACGGACCAAGGCCGCTCAGCGGCTGGCCGATTGGATTCGCGAGCACTACGGCGTCGAGAAGGGCTTCGTCATCGAGATGAGCGGAACGCCGTCTCCGAAGTCGCCTGTCGATTGGTGGAGTCAGTGCGAGATTGCCTGGCCTGGCTTCCTGCGAGAAGGCAGCCCGAAGGCGCTGGAGCAACGCTGCGGCTTTGTCGTTATGCAGCAGTTCGATGCGGGAGTGTTCCCGAAGCGGATTGGCTGGAAGGACGATGAGCGGAAATGCAAGCACTGCGGTCTCTTTGAAGAGGCCGGTGTTCACGAGCTTGATCCAGACGCGGCCGAGGCGGACTTTCACCGCTACGATCCGAGCATCAATGAAGTTGCCTTCATGTACGACCGGCTCAAGGGCCTGGTCGTAATCAAGCACAAGAAAGATTGCTTGACGTTGCCGGACAAACGCTACCGGAAAATCATGTGCCCGCCCAACGCGAGCACGCTCCGAGTGGCCAGTGCGATTGCCGAGAGTGCGCCCAACACGATCACGGGCTTGACGCTGCTCCGCGAATTGAGCGACGGCTTCCAATACCGCGACGTGGAAGATGGAGAAATTCCTTGCCCGCACTGCCCGAAGAGTTGCGGGGAGATTGAGGAATGGTTCGATCCTTCTGACGAAGAGGCAACCTACAGTGCCATCGAGTTCCTCAGTGAGGAGTTCGTGGCCAAGCTCCAGAAGCGAATCGTGCCTTGCACGCGCTGCGGTGGCGACAAGGTTGTGCCGAAAGTTGTTCGGATCACTCGCGAGATTCCTTGCCCGAAAGACAAGGCTCTCAAGCAACTGCTCGAAGAGTGCGAAGAGACCGGCCGGATCGTGATCTTTGCTGGCTTCACTGGCAGCGTGGATCGCGTCGTTACCTTCTGCCAGAAAGAGAAGTGGTCGGTCGTTCGCTGCGACGGCCGTGGTTTCCAAGTCACCGACAAGGATGGCAACGTTATCACGCAGGGCGGCGAAGAGGCGCTCAACTACTGGGCCGACCGTGAGAACCAACACGTTGCCTTCGTGGCCCACCCTGAATCGGGCGGCATGAGCTTGACCCTGGTCGAAGCACGGATGGCCGTGTACTGGTCGAACAGCTTCAAGCCTGAGTACAGATCGCAAAGCGAAGATCGTATCCACCGTAAAGGAATGGATGAAAATCTTGGCTGTGAGATCGTTGATCTAATTCACCTGCCAACTGATTCGCGGGTGCTCGAAGTCATCCAAGCCAACCGCAAGTTGGAACTGATGACGATGGGCGAGTTCACGGACGCTCTCGAAGGTGAGGGCGCGGATGTCGAAGAACTCGCGGCCTAACTCTCAAAGGATTTCCATGAGCAAGAAGATCAGCCCGGCTAAGGCTGCGCGCATAAAGGCCGACATCGCAACTGAGATGACGCAGGCCAAGATCGCAAAGAAGCACAAAGTCAGTCGATCCGTTGTCAGTGACATTGCTACCGGCCGTCTGCATAAGAACGTGCCCTGGCCCAACGGTGAGCCGGTCCCGAAGAGGTCGGGCGGCCAGCGAAAGAAACTCGATAAGGTCGATCCCACAAACAAACGCATCTTGGAGCTTGAGGCGGAGATCATCCATCTCACCGAGGAGCGGAATCGCGAACGGGCAAAGAACAAGGCCAGCGCCAAGACGCAGGGACTGTTCCGCGCCATCGTGAAAGAGATGGAAGATCGGGTCGTGCCCTTCAAGCATCTGCCCAAGGCTATCCAGTCACGCAAACGCGGCAGTGCAATCGAAGAACACGTCGTAATGCACTTGAGCGACGGCCACCACGATCAGGTCATCACACCAGAAGAGACACTCGGTTTCGAGCAGCACGATTTTCCAATCGCTTGCTGCCGCGCTGAGCAATACGTGGACACGGTGATCGACTGGTGCAAGGGCACGCTCGCTCCTAAGTTCGATTTCAGAGTGCTCTGGATTCCTGCCTACGGTGACCACACCAGCGGTGAGATTCACGGACACGGCAATCGGTCGTACTACCGCAATCAGTTCAAGAACTGCCTGGCGATTGGACAACTCCATGCCCTCATGTATCGCGATCTGGCTTGCCATTTCGATCAAGTCAATGTCGTGTACCTTTCCGGCAATCATGGTCGGCGTTCGACGACAAAAGATTATCACGGTGCCCAAGACAACTTCGACTTCCTCATCGGTGAAGTAGCTCGACTGCATTGCCGGGACATGGCGAACGTTTCGTTCCTCATCCCGAATGCGTACTCGATCAATCTCGACATCAACGGCGTCGGGTTCAACTTCTCGCATGGCGACGACGTGAAGGGCAACGGCGGCATCCCATTCTACGGAATGGTGAGACGCCAGAAGGGTCTCTCGGCCCTGCATGCGATGAGCGGTCAACAACGAGTCCGCTACTTCTGCATGGGCCATCATCACACGACAAGTGCCCTGTCCGATCTGGACGGCGAACTGTTGGTGAACGGTGCCTGGGTCGGAACCGATCCTTATTCGTTCAACTCGTTCAGCGGCTACCGCGAGCCGGCACAGCTTCTCCACGGAGTCAATCCCAAGTACGGGATCACGTGGCGGATGAACGTGAAGCTTCGCCAAGAGTCGGAACTGTTCGGTCCCAAGCGATACAAGATCGACGGCGGCCGTGATGTTGGTCCCTTACTCCTGGAGCGCTAAATGACGAGCGACGAAGACTGCAAGCAACGCGCTGAGCAACTTCTGGCCTACATGGCGGGCGACGAAGACGTGTGGGATGGCTACGGCGTTTACGAAGTAGCCAGCATCCTCGAACCACTCGCTCACTTCTACCTGGAGAACGCATGCCTGCCTTCCGCAAGAAGCCCGTGATCGTCGAAGCGTTCCGCGCTGCCGAGCGGACGATCATCGCCGCAGAACTAACGCTGCACAAGCACGATCTGCTCGCCGAGGAAGGTGACTGGATCATCAAAGGACTCAATGGAGAGATGTATCCCTGCAAGGACGACATCTTTCGGGCGACGTATGAGCCGGTCGGGAAAGAAGGCGTGTGGGCGTTGCTCGCCGCCGGACCCGACACACCCAATGACGACGAACCAATCATCCTCAAATTCCCTGGTGTCGAATGAACCTGAACAGTGAGCTTGATGCAATGCGGCTGCTCATCGAGCAGCGTTTGAACGGTCTGATCCTCGCGACAGCGCCTTCGGAGAAGTCAGAGATCAGCCAGGTGCTGCTCCCGCTTCTCGACTTCGCCAAGCTGCTCATCGAACTGGACCTCAAGTTGGTCCAGCCCGTCACGGTGAAGCCGAAGCGGTCTTACAACCCTTTCGACGACATCGAAGACGATGATGAGGATGACGACTTCATTCCCGATGAGGATGACACGGACCTCGAAGAGTGGGGTCTATGAATTCATCGTTTCTCGCCTTCCCATCCTACGACGGGAAGGTTGACGCCCGTGCCAGCAAGGGCGCGTTCTTTGCAGGCCGGCATCCAATCTACGTCTCCTGTCAAGGTGACAGTCTCCTCGCGAAGAACTTCAACACGCTCTATGCCACGGCATTAGAGATGAAGTTGGTCAATCCTGACATGAAGTGGTTTGCGATGCTCCACGCGGACATCGAACCAGAAGAGTTTTGGCTAGACAAGCTTATCGCTGAGGCCGAACTGCACGACGCGGATATGCTATCCGTTGTGGTGCCAATCAAGGATGACCGGGGTGTCACAAGCACTGCGTTTGCTAAGCCTGGTGATCGGTTCAATATGCACACCCGCCTGACAATGAATCAGGTGAACCACGCATCGTTTCCACAGACGTTTGATTTGCATCAAGCGGCTGATGCGTTGGAGCGGTTGCCAATTCATCTACGGATGAAGAACGTGCCGCGCGAAGCTCTGCTCGTCAACACGGGCTGCTTCTGTTTGAATCTCGATAAGCCGTGGTCCGACCAACTATGGTTCACGATCAACGACAAGATCGAGAAAGTGGATGGGCACTACGTTGTGCTCAACGAACCGGAAGACTGGTTCTTCTCGCGACTCCTGGCCTCACATGGCGCGAGAGTGATGGCAACAAAGCACGTGCGTTTGAGCCATCACGGCGTAACACCCTACAAGAATTGGGAAACCTGGGGCCAACCCAAAGACCTGTAAAGGAACGTATGAGCGATTCTCTAATCTACTTTCTGGGCCACCGTCCGCTGTTCAATCTCGTTCGGTGGGCCGCTTTCTTCACCACAGCGGGGTTCGGCTTGGGTTTCGGCCTTTCGCTGAGCACCTTCCTGATGCGGGTGATCTTCTAGTCAACATACCCGGTGTCCCTCTCCCGCTTGCGGTGACGAACATAAAGGCCGGGTTTTACTGTGCCCTAGCACAATGGTAGTGCTCGTCACTGTTAATGACGCGGTTCCTGGTTCGAGTCCAGGGGGCACAGCTTCACAATGGAGGTTTGAATGTTTCACTCACCGATGGCACCCGATGCTCACGACAGCATGGATCGAACTATTGAGTTTGGTTACGACGTGATGATCGGAGGAACGGTTGCATGGAAGATCGAAAGGATCAGTCGGTTCGAGGAACGGCGTACTCGGATTTGCTGTCTTCGAGACGGGGAGCACGACTCCGAGACAGAGAAGGACATCAAAACGCTCGAAAGTTGGGGCGTCTATGTTCGTCAAGTTCCTCGGATCGGGTTTTGGGAGAACACGATTGGCGGTGGTTGGTGGCGTTTACATGACACTCCGATGGTTCGCCAAGTTCTTCAAAGGATCAATAAGCACGACGAGCAACTAAGCGACATGCTCACCGATGCCTTCGATGTTGTGTTCAAAGCGGGCTATCGTCCGCATGTTCTGATTGCTGATGCGGTTGGCGACGTTCGCTGGACGCCAGTAACAAGTAAGAACGTTTGCGCGAGGAATGACAATGGACGCTGAACGTGTTTTCAAAGCTCTGCTCGACGAACTGAACAACTTCGAGAAGGGTGAAGTGTGCGTGGCGCTCGCGGAGTTTCTCCGCGACCAAGACTATTTCGTCGCCGAGGACGAGGACGAACTGTTTGACCTGGCCCTGGAAAACACGGACCTCGTTGAACCCGAATAGGATATATGCCCGGCCTCGCGGCCGGGCTTTCTTCGTCTCTATGGAACGCATCGCAAAGTACGACGCCTATCGGGTGCCCACGCCACGTATCTACGTGGACCTCGATTTCAACTGCCGGCTACCGTTCACTTTGGAATCGGTGCAGAGCCTGGCTGACAACATTCGCGACAACGATCTTGAGATTCCGGTCGTGCTCCAGCGCGTGAGCGACATGGACAACCCGATCTCAGGATTCGACTTCCGTCTCGTCGCTGGTTTCCGTCGCTACTTCGCGATGGTCTATCTGCTCAAGTGGACGGAGATTCCTGCAAACATCCGAGAAGGAATGACGGATCGTCAGGCGGAGATTCTCAACCTGACGGAGAACCTGGAGCGCCGAGACCTGAACCCACTGGAAGAAGCGCAAGCACTTGCTCGACGCTTCCCACCTGGCACGCCGCTTCGCACGATTGCCAAGGCCGTGAATCGCGACAAGCGATGGGTTAGCCAGCGTCTTCACATCATGGAGCTTGCCGAACAACTCCGACCGAAGGTGGCAGCCAAGATGCTGACGCTGCTCGATGTCGAGATGCTCGTCAAGCTGCCGCCGGAGAGACAGATCGAAGGTGCCAACGAGTTGATCCAAGCTCGCGGCAAGAATAAGCACAAGCTCAAAGTCAATCCTGAGTTCCGTCGCAAGTTCCGCGAGAAGCGGGGCAAAGAGGAAGTGAACCGCAGGATCGCCCAACTTCTGCAACTGGGACTCGGCGGACTAGCAACCCGCTTCGGTGCCTGGTTTGTGGGTTATATCAGTGATGAGGATTTTGACGGCGACATACGGCTTGCCCTCAAATCTTTGGACCCAAAATCGGCACAACCTGCATTTGCCGGGTAGCAGGAATTCTCCCGACCCTCCAACTCAATGAGGGTCTCAGCGAGCGCTCTCTAGCGCTGAACCTATAACCGCACGGCCGCAAAGCTAGGACTGCCGTTGCCGGGCTGTAACGCATTTCATTTCGACCGTGGCTGGTCGAGCACCCTGCGGATCGCTGAGACCCTCCAAGACACTCTATGTACCCAGATCACGAGAAGGACTTTCTCATCCCAGTCAAGCTCAAGAGCGGGTTAGTTGTTTACCTGCTTGAAGAGGATGACGCCGACGCTGTGAAGGCCGCTGATCGAGCCGGCCGACCGCTTCCGCCACCGAAGAATCACCGGCTGCTGCCGTTCGGTCAGGGAGTCAAAGAGATCACTAGCGAGCGCTTCGAGTGCCACTACCGAGATGAGAGTCTCGGCACCTTTCGCACGCTCTATGAAGCTCTTTCGCAATGGGACTACGCAGAACGCTACGAGCGCTTCTGCATCATTCGTGATCGCGAGCAAGCGGAGATTGACTCCCGCTATTACTCCGAACTGACATTCGACAAGGACGGCTACAAGGTGTTCAAACCTCGGCCGAAAGAATGAGCAAGATTTACATCGACTCCGAGACGTGCGGCCTGCACTCTCAGATGGTTCTCTTGCAGTACGCAGAAGAAGACGGCCCGATTGTTTTGCACGACGTATGGACTCGCCCGATTCGTGAGACGCTCCAGATCATCGAGTGGTTCTGCGAGAACACGGTGGTTGGATTCAACTTGGCGTTTGACTGGTTTCAAATCGTCAAGACGTACACGACATTCCGGCTGGCCAATCCTGACTGGATTCCCCACGAGCACATCAACGAAATTGCAATGCTTGAGCCGGCCGCCCAAGACGGCCCGTGCGTCAAGCCGGCCAACGCGCTCGATCTGCTGCTGCACTCCCGTAAGGGACCGTATCAATCTCTGATGGCCCGCGAGGACATCAGAATCCGCAAGGTGCCTACCGCTCTAGCGTATGCCCTCGCAATGGAACTGGAAGATCGCATCCATCTGGATGACATCTACTTCGCCAAGAGCGCCGACAAGGATGCTCCCAGGTGGCAAGTGTTCGACCGGAGAGCGCCTGATGGCACACTCGACGAAACGTTCAAAGATGTCGTTCTTCGTTTCAACGCCGCAGGCGGACTCAAATTCCTGGCCGAGCATGCTTTGGGATTCCAACCGAAATTCCATTACAAGGATGTCGAGCCTGATCCTGCCTGGCGACCCTATGAACTCGGATACGCTCCAACCGCTCTGGCCGTCTCAAGCCCCGAAGCTAACTGGGAAGTTTGGGGTAACAAAGACGGGAAGGATAAGCTGCTCGGCCGAGCCTGGCCGGCGGTCATCGACAAGTTCATCGACCATTGGGCCACTCGCACCGATGCTCGCGAGTACGCCACGGACGACATCGTTTACACCAGAGCACTCGACAAGCACTTCGGTTGCCCGACGCCTGGTGATGATGACTCGATCCTGGCTTGCATGGTGCCGGTCATTCGTTGGCGTGGCTTCACGATCAACGTCGAAGGCATGAAGGGATTGTTGGCGGACGCTCAGAAGATCGTCGCCAGCAGCCCCGTCAACATCAACAAGCCGTCTGCCGTTCGTGCGTACCTCTTAGAGGTCATGGACGACATCGAGAGTCTCAAGATTCAGGAGAGCACGAAGAAAGCGAACCTTGAGGCCGTCTCGAAGTACGAAGTCAAAGCCAAGCTGATCGAAGAGGAAGACGAAGATGAAATCGGAACCGAGGGAATCGAAGGTTGGGAAGAAATCAAAGACCCCGAATTCTGTCTCAAGTGCGATGGCACTGGACACCTTGGACCGAGCACTACTTGCGCTCGTTGTAATGGCCTCGGAGTTCTCAAAGCTGGAACAAAGCATCCGGCTGCTGTGCGAGCAAAAGAGCTTCTCAAAGTCAAGGTCGCCGCGAAAGAAATCGAACTCTACTCGAAGCTGATCTTCGCCAAGAAGTTCCACGCGAGCTTCAACATTGTGGGCACGTTGTCCAACCGCATGTCGGGTGGCGACGGCTTGAACGCCCAAGGGATCAAAGGCTCGGATGAAGTCCGTTGCATGTTCCCGCTGGCCTGGAAAGGCTACCAACTTTGCGGCGGTGACTTCGACTCATTTGAAGTGACCATCGCAGACGCGGTTTACAACGACCCTGAACTACGCAAGACGCTGGTCACCAAGGCAGCTTGCAAGTGCAAGGGCGAAGACAAAGAGTGCGACGACTGCGAAGGCACGGGCATCACGACTAAGAAAGTCCATGCTCTATTCGCGATGATTATCTTCGACTGCACTTACGAAGAAGTGATCGCAGACAAGGACAAGTACAAGAAGGGCAAGGGTGGCGTGTTCGCCGAGATTTACGGCGGCAACGAAGACACCCTGGTCCGCAACCTTGGCATCAGCAAAGAGCTTGCGGTCAAAGCTCACAACGGATGGGCCGAACGCTACAAGGGCATCGGCAAGTCACGTGAGCGGACGATCAAGAACTTCTGCTCGATGAAGCAGCCGGCCGGCGCTGGATCACAAGTGATCTGGGATGAGCCAGCCGAGTTCGTCGAAAGCTTCCTTGGTTTCCGTCGCTACTTCACGTTGGAAAACAAAATCTGTCGTGCCTTGTTTGACTTGGCACGCAAGCCGCCGAAGGGCTGGAAGAATCACCCGGTCAAAGTCGTCCGACGAGATCGCGTGCAAACAGCCGGCGGCGCAGTCGCTTCCGCTCTCTATGGGGCCGCCTTCCAAATCCAGGCTGCCAACATGCGGGCTGCGGCCAACCACGAGATTCAGTCACCAGGCGGCCAGATCACCAAAGCGGTGCAGCGGGCCATCTGGGATTTGCAGCCTCACGGGATTCACGAGCTACTCGTCGGTCCCATGAACGTGCATGACGAACTCATGGTGAGCACTCACCCAAGTGTGGTGAAGCAAGTGACGCATAAGGTTCGGACGGTGGTTGAATCATACCGAGACAAAGTGCCACTCATCGGTATGTCCTGGTTCGAGGAAATGGCGAACTGGGCAGAGAAAAAAGATGGCGCTCAAAAGGTCAAGATTCGTGCCCCGGAGATGATGTGATGAAGCCAATGATCCTTACCGAACCCGTTTCGTGGCCGAATGGCTCAAACGTGTTGGGAAGCATGTTCCAAGGAACTGCCTATGCAGCCGCTGTGCTCACTCGTGAGCAGATTATGGCCAAGCACGATCTCACCCTTGAGCAAGTAATTGCGATTGAGGATCAGGTCAACGCTAAGACGATTCTGGATGCGCGTTTCTCATGGCCGGATGGCCCACGCTACGACGTGATGATGATGCTCGTTGCTTTTTGTGGCTAAGCCACTGGAGATGATGTGATGGACGGTTTGAAACTGATGGTTCTGCAAGTCTTGAACTCCAGCGTTCAAGAGATTCTGGACGGCTTCGAGATCGCCGCCAAACAAAGCCCGCGCGGCGTTGGCGGAGCGTTCTGTCTGATCTCATTGGAGAAGGCCGTGTGGCAGATCGAGGCGGAGATTGCCGCTGGTCTCGACGCCGATGGCGAACTCGCAATCCTTGTTCGCGACATCAAGGCCAAGGCCGAAGAGATCAAGGCTGTCGGTCCTGGAGATATGTAATGCTCGCGATTGGCGGACCTTGCCACGGCAACTTCCTGGAAGGAACTATGGGCCGCGATGTTATCGACGTGCCCGTTCCTATTAAGCGCCAGAACCCGTTTGCTGATTGGCCGCCAGAGCCTTCGCCTGAGCCAACCTATCAGACGGTGCGGTACGAACGATTGGTCATCGTGACACGTTCCGGTCAGCGTATCCCTGTGTGGGTAGTCGAATGATCGTTTACAAGGTGCAAACTCATCTCGATTCCGTAGGCGGCTACGACAACGTGGTCGCCTTCAACCCCGACTACGTTTGGTCGGTGATGAAGTTCAAGCGCTACTGGCCGTTGCCGTGGCCCTTCATCGAGATCGGTGTCGTGATGAATCTCCGCAAGGCGGAGAAGGCTGCACTGGAGAAAGCGCTGAACCACGCAAAGGTTCTACGCCGCCGGATCAAGACACGCATTCTGCGTGTCACCACACTCAACGGTACGGAGACTAAGGACATCATTTGGGACAACGGCAACTGGCTCGACCTGAAAGAGGTCACGTGGTACTGGCGTCCGTGGTGTTGGTTTTTCAATGCGAAAGATAAGACAGGCAAAGCACGGTCCTGAGTGGTACATCCAAAAGGACTTGATGGAGTTTCTCAAGGATCGTAATTGGCTCGTCGAGCGGATGATTGGCAACGCCTACCAGTACGGCATCCCTGATCTGTGGGTGCATCACAAGAAGTTCGGCGGGCGGTGGATCGACGTGAAGAATCCGACGCGCTACAGCTTCACCAAAGAGCAGCGACACAAGTGGCCGCTCTGGGAGAAGTTTGGCTGCGGAATCTGGATTCTCACTGCTGCAACGCAGGACGAATACGACAAGCTGTTCGCCCCTCCTAACTGGCGCGATTATTGGAAGCCGTCTTACGACAAGACGCACGACATCGACGCCCTTCTCGACGAGCTTGAACATGAAGCTGCAAACGAAACCCTCGCGCTGGCAATGCGCGATCACAGCCTTCGCGATGGCATTGAACCTGCCGGTCGCGGAGCTAATAGAACAAGTCGGGCACGACGGAAGTGAGATCATCTTCGAGAACCAGACCGAACCGGGATGCCGGGCTGGTCACAGTCTCTACGAGTTGATCTACCAATCCCTCAAGCTCGGCTATGCGGTAACTCCGATGCCGTTGATCCTGGCACACGCCAGCATTGACCATCAACAGTACCGCGAGGTTTGGGATTTGGAAGACGGTTGGGACACCTTTCATCTATTCGGTGTCATGCGGCGGGGCGTTGTGGAATGTCACGGCCCACGCTGGAAGCACATGGTCGCGTTCGACCAAGGCACTGTCTTCGATCCCGATGGCGACACCTTCCCATTTCTCCGCGAGGAGTTTGAGAAGCGCCAACTCTATCCAGTATTTCTTTGGCGAGTGGACAAGATCGCATGAACCTAATGGAACATTGTAGGGCCGCTGGATTCAGCGAACCTCTCTCACGACAGAAGAACCTCGAACTCTACTCTCGACTCAAAACTGATCCCGCCGCACGTGAAGAAATGATTATGGGCAACTTAGCCTTGGCCACCGTGAAGGTGGAATCGTTTCTCTCCGAAGTGCCGCAGATGGCTTACTACCGCGATGACTTAATCAGCGTCGCGGCATCAGCAATCATGCGGGCCGTGGACATGCTCAAGAAGAGCAACCAAAAGATCAAGAACCCCACGGGCTACATTTATCGTTCGATTGAGGTTGCACTTAGCAACGTCTCCGACGAAGAGTCCACGATCTCGATCTCACGCGAGACGAAGCGCGTTGCCCGCAAAGAGGGTAAGGACATCGACGAACCTGTGGCAATGCCGCAGAGCGCGCAAACCACACTCTTTGCTGCACTCGAAACGCCAAATGAATTGGCGCTCATGGAGTTGAAGGAAGAGATCGAAGCCTGTTGCCAGGACGAGACCGACTTGAAGATCGTTCGCATGCGTGCGGATGGTTACACCGATCAAGAGATTTGCCAAGAGACAGGCATCAACGACGCCACGATTTCTTACCGTGGCAAGAGGATCGAAGATCGCTTCGTTGAGCGATGCCCGGAGTATGGACGCCGTGCATAAAACAATCCTTCTCGACATCGACGGAGTGATGAACCGCTTCCAGTGGTACATCTTCCAACGGCTCGGAGTCCCGATGGACGACGAGTCACAGTATCCAGTCGAGTGCGGGTGGGACATCGTGAAGGCGGCGAACACGCTGCTTGGTTGCGAACACTACTCGAAGACATCTTTCTGGAACTCAGTCACCCGTGAGATGTGGGCCGACGTTCCACCATCTGAATTCTTCGGCTATCTGCTTGGCATGGCCGAGTCAATGGTCGGCCAAGAGAACGTTCACTTCCTCACGTCGCCCACGCTCGACGCTGACTGCTTGGCTGGCAAAGCGGACTGGATAAAGCGGTTTGCACCCAAATGGATGCACCGCAACTTCCTGATCGGCCCACCCAAACATCTCTGTGCTCAGCCTGGCGCGGTGCTCATCGACGACGCCGACAAGAACGTCGATGCCTTCAACGCTCATGGCGGCAAGGGAATCTTGCTGCCTCGGCCGTGGAACAGTCTTCACGGCAATGATCCGCATTTCCACGTCTCGCATGAGATCAACAACTATGTCAGCCAAAGATTCTAAGCGCCGCGAACTGCTGCAACTCGCCGAGACCTACGCGGCCGGCAAGTTCAAGATCGCTGGCCTCTGGGTCAGCGAGAAGCTCGACGGCACACGTTGCTTTTGGGACGGCGGGATCACCCGCGAAGTCTCGACCGATCAAGTGCCGTGGGCCGGCATCCTCGATCCGAAAACCATGAAGCGGAAGGGCAAGATCAAGCCGAAAGCGACGGGCCTCTGGTCGCGCTACGGCAATCCGATCATGGCCCCGGATTCATTCCTCAATACTCTTCCTGCCTGCCCGCTAGACGGCGAACTGTGGGCGGGGCGCGGCAAGTTTCAACTCTGCCGCTCGATCTGTGCTGGTGACGAACCCGATCCACGGTTCCATCAGATTTCATACGCGGTTTATAGCTGCCCGTCGTTTGAAGACTTCCTGATGCCTGGCCTCATCAAGAACGCCCAGATGTATTGCGACCTCAAGGCCAACGCCGTCGAGTGGGCCAACGACCGAGCTAAGAGCATCCCCGGCTTCGGCCAGGTACATGCACAGGCGACGTTCGATGAGGAGCTTATGTTCCTCCGCGAGTTTCTCGAATCTCAGAACGACAAGGTGTTCATCCACCAGCAGTTCAAGATGCCGACCGTGGAAACGGAAGCCCTGGAGTTCGTCGAAGAGTTGCTCAACGCTGTGCTCGACAAGGGCGGTGAGGGCCTAGTGATCCGTGACCCGGCCGCCAGGTGGATCGCGAAGCGCCACAAGGGGCTGCTCAAGTTCAAGCCCTACGAAGATTCCGAAGCCGTCATCGTCGGCTACACGTCTGGCAAGCCCGGCAAGGAAGGCAACCGCCTCGGAAAGATCGGCGCTCTCATCGTCAAGTGGGGCGAGAAGGAATTCAAGATCGCGTCGGGCCTCTCTGGCAAGACGTGGGAGTTCAAGGACCAACTCATGTCGCAGTATGCGGCCGAGCATCCTGACGAAATCATGCCCGCTCACTTTGAAGGGAAGACACTTGGCAAAGGCGACACGATCACTTTCAAATACCGAGAACTCTCTGACGACGGTGTTCCGAAAGAAGGCCGCTTCTGGCGTGTCCGTGGACTGGAGTAAGCCGTTCACGAAGAAAGACTTCTCGCGTCTCCGAGCCGTGTGCGACGTGGTGCGCGAAGCTTTGATCGGACCCATCCCGTGCGACTATCGTCTCGCGGGCAAGAGCAAAGAGAACGCAGCGGCTTCCTGGATTCCAGGCTCTGGCTGGTTCTTGAAGATTCACTTCTACGACGGGTTCTTCGACCGCTCACTGGAGAACCAGCTTTACACCATCGTGCATGAGCACGTTCACGTGATGGAGCAACCGACCGATCAAGCGCTTGCCCGCTGCGAGCGTTTGGTTCCCAAGAAATACCACGACGAGTATTGGGAGCGGATTCACGTCGCCCGCGAGATCACTGTCGAGCGGGCAGCCGGCGCTCTGATGCCTCTGCTACTCCCAAAGATTGCGGAGGTTCTGTGATTCCATTTGCAATCGCCTGTGCGATCCTCGGCGTGCTGCTAATCGTGCAGACTCACAACGCAGAGAAGTGGGAACGACTCTGCCGCGAGGCGTGGGCACGCGATGTCATCCCGCGTTCTGCATTACCCAAGTCTGATTGTGAAGCTCAGGTCGGTTCCTTGCGAGCACCGATCTACAAGCCTTTCGCAATCTTTGATGCCACGGAAACGATTGACGCTCGCGACTATTCCGTGTTGAAGGGCGGCGAAGTCATCGAAACAAGTCCGCTGCCATTCCGTGTGAGCATGGTCAACGGCGACCGACTCTATCTCGCCTTGGACGCGAAGCGCCAGGCGTAGCTCTTCCTGACTGATCCCCAAACCTTCTGCGCTCAAGGTGCGCCCTATGTCAACAAACTTCATCGAGATCGTTCAAATCGACGCCGTAAAGGCGCACCCGAATGCTGACAAGCTGGAGCTTGCATGTATTCGTGGGTCAGAGACTGCCATCCAGAAGGGATCGTTTGTCGCTGGCGACATTGTGATTTTCTTTCCGCCGGACATGCTCATCCCGGAACACGTGGGTGAGTTACTTGGCGTCAAGAAGTATCTCAAGCACTCGATCATGGACGGATTCAAGCGGCAGTGCCGTGTGTCCGCTTGTCGTCTGCGGGGTGAGCCGAGCTACGGCTTCATCATTCCCTACTCGCATGCTCCGACCAAGGAAGCTGTGCCGGTCGGGACCAACGTCGATCACTGGTTTGACGCTCAGAAGTACGTCCCTCCAGTGCGTACTGGCTGCGAAGAGTCAGAGCGTGACGATGCCCGGTTCCACCAATACACCGGCATCGAGAAGTACGACCGTTACCCAGAGGCAATCGCTCCAGGAACGCCGGTCAGGATCACAGAGAAGATTCACGGCACAAATAGTCGTGTCGGCATCATCCAAACGCCGGCTGGTGAGTTTGAGTGGATGGCCGGCTCGCATCGTGTTCGCCGCCGCCGGCCAGAGGAGGGTAAGCGGTCACTCTACTGGTCACCGCTCGACAACCCGAAGCTGGCTGAGCTTATCACCGCGCTACACGACGGAGTTCACTCTGTCATCGTCTTCGGTGAAATCTACGGCGGCACCGTCCAAGACATGGACTATGGCGTGCCTGGTTGCACCGGCTATCGCGTCTTCGACATCTCGATTGATGGGAAGTATGCCGACTGGTCGCTTGTGCTAAGCGCCTGCCAACAGTGCGGCATCGAACTGGTGCCGCTGCTCTACGAAGGACCGTTCAGCCACGAGCTTGTGAAAGAGCACACCTACGGCCCCACGACTCTCGCCACACGCGAAGAGATCAAGACCAGCTTCAAAGATCGGGAAGGCTGCGTCATCACACCACTGACAGAGACATTCTACGCCCCGACTGGCGGCCGACTGATTCTCAAGTCAGTGAGCGCTGACTACCACGACCGCAAAGGTGCTCAAGACAATGAATAGACAAATCCTTCTGGACATGGACGGGGTGATCGTCGATCTCCCCTGCCCGGTCCCGGCCACTCCCGACGAACTACTCCAGTTCTATCGCGGCGAGTTAGCTCAAGATCGGGACAAGGTGTGGCAGGGCATCGACGCCGACTGGTGGGCCTATCTGCCCTGGACCAACAACGGCAAGGAAATCCTAGCTCTCTGCGAGAAGTGGGTTGGCAAAGAGAACGTCGTTCTCTGTTCATACCCGTGCAACGCGGAATCCGCCGCCGGCAAGATTCTGTGGATCGAACACAACATGCCGGATTATGCGTTCCGGTACATCTTGACGCCTCAGAAGTACCAGATCGCCAGCCCACGAATGCTCTTGCTGGATGACAACGACAAGAACGTGAGGCTGTTTCGCAGTGAGGGTGGCGCTGCACTGCTCTGTCCCCGTCCCTGGAACACGAACGCGAACCTAGCCGATGACTGCGCCAAGTTCATCGACGTGATGCTGGAGAACATGACCGCATGACCCAATACGTTCTGTGCTATGCCGTGCCTGACACCATCGACTGGGACGACGTGCTTCTGATTGAGAAGCTCAAGCCTGAATGGCAACGCGGGAAGCTCAACCTTCCCGGCGGCAAGATCGAGGAAAACGAGTCGATCCACGAGGCTGCCTCTCGCGAGCTTCGAGAAGAGACCGGCATCTACTGCGGTCTCAATGACATCACGCTGCTCGGTCGCATCTACGGCGAGTGGGGCGATTGCTATGTGTGCCACTGCGTCTATCGCGACAACCAGCATTGGGAGCAGAAGGAAGCCGAGAAGCTCGTCAACCTGAACTACTCAGACGCGATCCGCGACGAGCGACTCATCGACAATCTGCGGCTCATCATTCCCTGGTGCCGCTGCGAGCTAAATGGCTGGTCACTTTACCAGGGACCAATGCACTATCCGAATCAATGGGAGATCAAGCACGATGCGGAAACCGAAGTATCTTAGTCATTCGTCCCTGACACTGTGGGGCAAGGACAAGGAAGAGTTTTTCATCAAGCACCTGGCCGAGACGCGGGCCGCCAGGATCAAGCAAGAGAACTACATGGCGGTTGGTGCTGGCTTCGATGCCTTCGCCAAGTCTGCCCTGCATGAAGCGCTCTTCGGCGCTGGCTCGGACCCACAGTTCGAGTTCACCGCGATCTTTGAGACGCAAGTCGAGCCACACAATCGAGACTTCTGCCGCGAGGCGGGTCAGTACGTCTTCGATTGCTACAAGCTCAGCGGGGCCTACGACGAGCTTCTCGCGATGCTCCAGAAGTCGAAAGAGTCACCGCGATTCGAGTTCTCTGTGGAAGGCGTGCTCAATGGCCAGGTGCCGTTCCTCGGCAAACCTGACTGCCGGTTTATCCACGAGTGCGGCGTCCACGTCATTCTCGATTGGAAGGTCAAGAGCTTTTGCAGTGCCTACGCGGCCAGCCCTTCCAAGAACTATCGCCTCTGTCGCGATGGTTGGATCGGGAAGCAAAGCAAGAGTAACAATACGGCGCATAAGAACTATGTGCCCTACGACCATCACGGCTTCGAGATCAACAAGTCGTACATGGAAGAAGCCAACGACGATTACGCCGACCAGCTTTGCACCTACGGGTGGCTGCTCGGTGAGAAGATCGGCGACGAAGAGGTCGTGGTCTGCATTGACGAGATCGTGGCAAAGCCAATGCCGGAAGGCAAGCCGCAGTTGCGTATCGCCAATCATCGCGCCCGCGTGAGTGCTCAGCATCAAATGAGCGTGCTCAATCGTGCGGCCGATTGTTGGGACGCGATCAGCAGTGGCTACATCTTCCGAGACCGCAGCCGCGAGGAAAGCGACGAGCGCTGCGTGCAACTCGAACGTAAGGTGGCGATGCTCGCTTCCGATGGTTCAGTTGAAGATGAACTCTACGCCCAGATGGCGAGGCCACAGTCATACCGATGAGTTTTGAAATGCGTCCATCCGAAGCGCGGGACGCACATTACCTCATAGACATCGACACGAAATGTTTCTTCTACGCCTGGACGCCCGAAGAGTGGCGTCAGGTGAGCCAAGAGTGTCTGGCTACCGTTGTCACTTTTAACGGTGAGCCAATCGCGATGGCAGTCTTCGGGAAGAATCCTGATGGCGATGTTGAGATCGTAAAGGTGGCCGTCAAGCAAGCCTTCCGCCTTCGCGGAGTCAGCCGGCGGCTCATCTACAACTGTGCTCTCTATGCCCGCGAGATCGGGGCAGCAGCCCTGGTCATGTTGATCCCGGAGTATCGTTTGCGACCCGGCGATCCTGACGACCTGAGTGTCTGGCTCGGCAAGCTCGGCTTCCGCGCTACGACCATCTTCCGCAAAGAGTTCCACGCCTACGGTCGCGATGAAGACGGCGTGCAGTTTTCCATACCCATCCCCTTGAGTTGATTCATGTCAAGACGCACATACCTGGAGTACCAGGACACTCAGACAGCCATCCGCAAACCGAAGAAAACGTTCGGCGATGCGATGGAGATGCTCAAACGAGCGATCAAGAAGCGAGCCATTCAGCTTGGCCACATCATCGTTCCGAAGCCCGCTAACTACTGGTGGGAATACTTCGTGCCCACGCCTTGCGACAAGGGCACGCTCATGCAGGTTGGCTTCATCAAAGGAACAACCAAGAGTGAAGCCCGTGCTCGGCTCAAGCGTGAGTTGAAGATGAAGAAGCGGCTTCCGCCAGGCACCAAGCTCGTAAGGAGCGGCGATGCAGATTGCTAGTCAAGCTCTGGCCCGCATCAAGGAGTCTCCGATGCGGGGTGAAGGCATTGCCACCATCTTCGAGGCAATGGCTGGCGCTCTCAAGTTCGGGTCACCAACTGCTCACTTCGCGTTGGATTTTCAGCATCCCGATGACGTGCTGAACGACTCCGATCTCATCCCGGTCATCACTCTATCTCTCAGGCCCGCACGGGTAACGGAAAGCACCCACGAGTAATGTTTCAATCCGAAGTGAACCCAATGTTCCGCTCGAAGTTCAGCGAGGACATTTTCAACGCCAAGTATCGGCATACTGGCTGCGAGACGTGGGCGAAGCTGGCCGAGGTTCTGGTTGACGACGTTTGCGGAAAGGTTGGTGATAAGCATCCACAACTACTGACTGATGACGAGATCAAGACGCTCAAGCAGTACATCACCGATCTCAAGTTCATCCCCGGCGGTCGCTATCTCTATTACGCAGGTCGCGGCAAGAAGTTCTTCAACAACTGCTACCTCCTGAAAGCTGAGGAAGATAGCCGCGAAGACTGGGCCAACCTGTCATGGAAGGCTGAGTCCTGCCTGATGACTGGCGGCGGGATCGGCATCGACTACTCGATCTATCGCAAGAGCAACTCGGTTCTATCTGGCACCGGCGGCCTGGCCTCTGGGCCGATTCCGAAGATGCTGATGATTAACGAGATCGGCCGCAACGTGATGCAGGGCGGCTCTCGCCGATCTGCGATCTACGCTTCTCTCAACTGGAAGCATGGCGATGTTGACAAGTTCCTGACCGTCAAGAACTGGGACAAGATCGGAGTGCCGGGCACGAAGCTCACGCTCGCCGATCTCAAGCAGCTTGACTTCAACTGGCCAGCGCCGTTGGACATGACCAACATCAGTGTCAACTATGACACGGATTGGTATCTCCAATACTGCAAGACGAAAGACCCTGGCGAAGTCTTTATGAAGAACCTGTTGCAGGCCGTCTCCTCGGCCGAGCCAGGATTCTCATTCAACTTCTTCGAGCAAGAGGCGGACACACTCCGCAACGCTTGTACCGAAGTGGTTAGTGCCGACGACTCCGATGTCTGCAATCTCGGCAGCATTAACATGGGTCGCATCGCAACGATTGAAGAGTTCAAACAAGTCTGCGAACTGGCCACGAAGTTTCTAGTCTGCGGCACACTGCGGGCTGATCTGCCCTACGAGAAGGTCTATAAGGTGCGCGAGAAGAATCGCCGCCTGGGCCTCGGTCTGATGGGCATCCACGAATGGATGCTGCAACGTGGCTATCGCTACGAAGTCACGCCAGAGCTTCACGACTGGCTGCGGTTCTACCGGGGCATGACGAACAAGGTCTCAACCGAGTTCTCCGACAAGCTCTCGATTTCGCGGCCCATTGCCAAACGCGCGATCGCGCCTACAGGCACGATTGGCATCTTGGCGGGCACGAGCACTGGCATAGAACCGATCTTCGCGGTTGCGTACAAGCGCCGCTACCTGCGAGAGGGTACGAAGTGGCACTACCAATACGTGGTTGATTCGGCCGCCCAAGAGTTGATCCAACTCTACGGCCTCAATCCTGAGAAGGTGGAAAGCGCACTCGACCTGGCAGACGACTATGAGCGCCGAATGAAGGTCCAGGCCGACGTACAGGATTACGTTGACCAGGCCATTAGCTCGACGATCAACCTGCCGAAGTGGGGCAGCAAGCACAACAGCCCCGACACAGTGAAGGACTTCGCGATCACGCTTGCGAAGTATGCCCCGCGTCTTCGCGGCTTCACTTGCTATCCCGATGGTGCTCGCGGCGGACAGCCGTTGACATCGGTGAGCTACTCCGAAGCGGTCGAGAACCTTGGCAAAGAGTTCGAGGAAGCCGTGGAGACCCATGACATCTGCTCGCTAACCGGGCATGGAGGAGTGTGCGGAGTATGAGCATCGACCAAATGCTCAGGAATCTCTATCGGTTTGCGGCCATCAACTCAGACGATCTCTCCAACCAGAACGCGGCTCTGCTGCTCGACGGTAGTGAGATCGTGTCGATTGCCTGCAACAAGATTCCTGATGGCGTGGTCAAGACGCCAGAGCGTATCTCGCAGCGGCCCATGAAGTACGCCTTCATCGAGCACGCCGAGCGGGGCGCGATCTACGAAGCGGCCCGCAAGGGCCACAAGACTGAGGGCCTCAC